ACTGCGCCAGTTTCAAGGAAGTTATTTCCACGGAAACCCATCAAGATTAAGTTTTCTTGCATATAAGGATTCTTATATACTTGGAAACGACTTGCAAAGTTACCTACTTTGGAAACACCCATTGCGAATTTGGCACTATCACCATCTGTATTAACTACGAATCCGGGAATTGATTCCAGAATAGTAGCAACAGCAGGTCCTACGACCATGAAGTTAGCACCACCACGGAGAGTCAACTGATGAATGCTGTTCGAGATTTTCTGAATCTTGTTACCAAGAGTCTGATACCACGAAGCTTTGGTGTAGTAACCGAAACCAGCACCAGCACCAGCACTAACAGAGTTATCAACTACTTGATAAGCATTAGCACCAGTCTTGATGATATCACGGTTAATCTTAGCACTCCAACGTTCTTTGTTGATGTTAGGAGCACCCGTAATTAACATGTCAAGGATTTCGAGATCGATTTCCATTGATACATATTCGGAGAGCAATGCCGTTAATTCTGCTTCGGCATCAACGCTATGATAAGCATTCAAATCTTGAGCTAGTTCAGGAGTCCAAACAGCTTTTAATTTGCGAGTTTTAGCAACAATCGGTTCACTGTTCAACTGGAGGTTGATTTCAGGAATTCCGATGTCGGTGTGAAGACCAGTAGAAGTTCCAGAAGCATCAGCAGTCAAACCTTTATCTTCGAAATCACCACGACCCGTATCAGTAGGTTGAATACTATAATTAACCGTATTAGTTGTAGTTACACCGGAACCACTTACAACGAACACAACTTCATTTCCACTCTTACGAGTAAATCCGGGGAAATATGTGACGATACCAGAACCACTAATCGTAAACGAACGGCAAGCCGTTAGATCCGGGGATTTAGTTCCAAGAGTAGTTGTCGTAACTGTATAAAGAGTGTTGGCACCTAATGATGACGAGATAGCTTGATTGACGGGGTCATTTGCATTACCCGTATCCCAGTTAATATCCCAAGCTTGAGCAGATGCCGTTACACAACCAGTGAGTGACGCCGTCTGATCGTTTAGAGTATATCCAAACTTGCCCGGACCATATAAGCCACCAACAGGAGCATTGGTAGAACCAAGCTTCCATGAGCCGTCAACGTCCTTACTGCCACTAACCCCACCGAATAGGGATTCGTAATCAGTACCAGAATCTTTCGTGAATGCACCGCTGTTAGAACCATATTTGAAATCCAGATAGAACACGAGTCCCGACGGGAGATTCATAGGTTGAACAGAGACGAATTCCTTGGCGGCGATTTCAGCGAATACACGACGAACGAGGGGAAGAGCTACACCAGCCCATTGTTCGGAGTTGCCAGAAGTTCCGGTAGCGGAAGATTCTTCGATAAGCTGTTTAGCTTGGTTTTCAAGCAATACAGACATATTTGATTTTTCAACTTGACTCTTGAGACCTTCAAGTAAGCCAGTTTTGTCCCATTTGGTCACGAGACCACGGGTTTCTTGTAATAGACGAGCTTGCGGATTAAGCGCACTAGTCAATAATTGTTTTACATCGTTCATAATTTTATTTTATTTTTTGGTTTCTAAGTTTATCTCGACCGTTATTTGTTTACTATCTTAATTCCAGCGAGTTCTTGGAATCTTGATCTACTTAAAGCATTTTCAGAAATAATTTCTTTCGTTTGCTTTTCCGTTACAACTTGTTTGCTAGTAGCGAGACCTTCAGTGATGGCAGCAACTCTTGCAGGTGAAACTGATTTAGCAGTTACTTTCTTAGGAGTTGAGGTTGCACTGAAACTTAGAGCATCGGCATAGTTAGCGAACGTCTGTTTAACTTCACGAATATTGCGGGACAAATCAAACATTTCAACGATTCGCAATTTCTGCTCACCATTGATGCTGTGTTCTTTAAATAGCTTATTCGTGTAAAGCAATTTAGCGTTCAGCAAGTTGATTTCATTAAGTTCATTTTTAAGAAAACTAATAGCATTGGATTGCTCAGTAATTGTCTTATTAGCTTCGGTTAATTTGGCAGTTGATTCAAAATCTCCACCACTATTAGGACGAGCCGCTTTCAATGCCGGACCAGATGTTCCACCTAGTTTCGGAGTTGATAGATTAGTTGGGGTAGCGTTTTTTGCTACATTAGGACGTTTGGCAGTAGTTGCATCTTTTGCTTCTACAGTGCTTTCCGGCATTCCATTATCAGTAACACCACCCGATTCAAGTTTGGAACTTGAAGATGCAGCACTAGCAGGTTTATTGGAACCACCAGTTTTACCACCAATACCAGATGATTTTAGTTTAGTATCTTCATCCAATTTTTCTTTTTCTTCGTCATCTTCCGAGGCAATTTCTTTCTTCAAAGATTCGAGTAATTCATCTAAATCGAGTTCTTCATCCATTCCGGCACCAGCACCATTCGGTTCGGACGGAGGTAATTCGGGTTCAGCACCCATATCACCAGTCGGTTCCGCACCCATGCCAGCCGAAGGAGCAGCAACAACAATAACAGGAGCCTGAACAACCGGAGTTCCTTCAGGAGCAGTAGTTCCTTCCGGAGCAGGAGTAGCAACGGCAGGAGCAGCACCAGTCGGTGCAGTAGGTCCTTCGGGAGCAGGAGATTCTTCACCACCACCAACAGGTTCGCCCGTTGAACCTTCAATATCAGATTCTAATTCTTTAATGAGAGAATCAATATCGGCTTCACCAACAACAGATTCATCTTCCATAGGAGCAGAAGTAGCCGATTCTTTTTTAAGTTTTTCGGCAAATAGTGCTTGGTATTTATCATTGAATTGTTCTTCAAGAGCAACTTTAGCATTGGCCAGAGCAGTTTGTCTTACGGCTTTTGCCAGAGCAATTGCTTCGGTAATTTCAGATTTAGTAGTATTCATATTTTATTTTCGTTTTTTGTTAATCTGAAGTTATTGGAACTCCAATCAAGAATTTTTTATTAATGTGCCAGCACAAGAATGCTGTATTATAAATATAAATATATATTAAAAATCGAAAAACACAAAAAATCTTTATATTTATTATCATATGATTAATGAAAAACTACAAAACATAATAAAATCGAGGGATTCCTTAGATTTTAATGGTAAAAAAAAGTTATTAAAAATATTAAAAGAATGTAAAAAATCATATAAATCATTAATTTATGAGAATGATGATGTCGATTTAAATGTTATTGCTAAAAAATTTAATACTCAATCTGATTTTAATAGTTATGTGGCACAACATCGAGGATTACAGATTTTGCCGCAGGAAAAGCAAGCAATTGTAAATTATACATCGGCTAAACCAGTTGAGATGAATGATTTTATGGTGAAATATGAATCGACTGATGATTATTCTAACAATAATACGACAATCGTTAAAAAATTAAAAGAAGGTAATCAATTTTGTTGGACGGCGTTTTCTAAGAATACTAATATGGAATCTTCAACTAATACACAACAAGGGGATAATAATTTGCAAGAAATTGATGGAGAACAACAACCATCTACCCAACAACAAGCGAATCAGCAACAACCACCCCCTGAAGAAATTCCTAAAATTGATAATACTTTAGAAGTAATTAAAAGTGTTCCCTTTACAGATGAAACTAATGGGGCTAAAATAGTCTCAGAATTTTTAATTAAACTTGATATCTAACTATTTGAGTTATATTTATATCTATGATCCTCTTAAAAGAACTATTAGATTCCATTGATAAAGATAATAAGTCGGGTATGATATGTATTGATAATTGGAAATTGAGTGAAGTAGAATATCTTCATAACGTAGGATTTATCTTTGAAGATGATTATAAAATGTCAACTCCGAAGCCTCCTATTATTTCTATTTATAAAAAGAAAGATAGTGCCGACGATAAAAAATCAAAGGGAACTTTCTATTTAGAAGAACCTGATAAGAGTATTAAGACCTTTAACGAATTTAAAGATATGATACTTTTCTTTGATAAATATGAACAAAGCGAGATTGACGATAGAGAATAATCAAATAAAACACAATTTCAAATATATTTATACCTATGAGCATTTTAAAAAATACCAAGTTATCCCTCAAACAAATTGTTGAGAATTTAGATAAAATTCCATCTTCTACCGGATTTGATGATGAGCCGAAGAAATTAACACCAGAACAAAAGAAACGTTTAATGGAGATGGCCGCACAATTTGAAAAATTCGGAGAAGTATTTAGAAATGAAGCCGCTATTTTAGAATCTACTAAATCAATGACGGAATTATGTGAATTAGCGGAGACTTACGCTGTTAATGAGTGCCCCGATGTCTTTCAGAGCGACATCGTGAAGAAGGATATGGTTAATATGAAAAAACATATTTCGGAACACAGCAAAATCGCTAAGGAATGTTATGCTAGAATGCAACAGCTACGAGTCTCTCATGAAAACATCGGGCACATTTTGAATAGGTATTATAATCTCAAAGAAATTGCTGAAAGTATGGGATTTACTCCGTCTAGTGCTACTACAGTTGCCGGAACACCACAAACTCCATTGGAAATTGGTGCGGCTCCTCAAGTAATGGAACGCAAGAAATAATCATTACTTCTTACTAATCGCCATAACAAGTTCCTTTGGGACATCGTTTAACTTTAACAAATCTTTTACGTTTTAAACATTCCGGACAAGGGATATAAGTTACTGGTTCTTTCCAATTATCCGTTATTTTTCTAATTTTTACATTATCAGCATCTCGCTCTTTAATGGGCATCCATATTCTTTTCGTTATATAATATTTAACGCAACATGCAGGTATTCCTGAGTGGACGAGTCCACATTCTATATGGTGAGGAATTTCAACTAAATTTAAATATATATTTGTTTTCGTCATATCTTCTTAAAAGACTTTTTTATTGATGAAGATATTCATTTATTAATTTTAATTAAGACTTTAAATTTTGTCGATTTCCCATATCTAGAAGGAACTGCTTCAAATTTTATCGTGCCGTCGTGAATGGTTTCCATCATTGATATTTGATAATATTTATCTTCGATTTGAAGAACATCGTGGGGCATTATTTTTTCACGGGTAATACCAGATACTCCGCTAATACCTTCTTTAATTTCAATTATATCTTTTAGAGTCATATTATTTCTTAGTCAATTCAACAATGTCATTGTATAATTTTACAATTAAACTTTTTTCTCGTTTATTAAATGCTATATGTTCTATATTATTGTATGTAGTTTCCATCTCAAGAATATGAGGAGATATCTTCTCATTCCTCAATTTAGATATTTTAACTTGTATTTTTTCAATTTCTTTTTCCAATGCAGCCGCATCATTTTCATCATCTGTCTCGCAAGGAAACCCAGACGGCTTTAGCCTCTGGGAGGAATTGCGACATTCTCAATATATTATCAGATAACTAATAATTGTCAAGTAATATTTAAATTTAGTTGATTATCAACAACTTATGACTAATTTTGAAGATTTATTGTATTTTGACAATTCTTCACTATATTTATATATTGTAGTGAAGACATATAACACAAAATTAATATTCAGTTGTCCCGAAGATAAAATTCTTCTCGTTGAAACATTGAATTTAAAACAGCAAGCCGCAAATATTATTTCTAAAATTAGATTTGATATGAAGACTTGTAATGGTATTATGCCTCTTCACCAACGCTCTTATAAATTAATTAAAGAACAATTACCAACTCTTCCTTCTCAATATATCATAAAAGCAGAACAGGATGTCATTGCTAAATATAAAACAATTAGAAAAAATAAACATAAAATAAATGAAGCCGTTACTTTTTCCAAATTATCAACCTCATTAGATAAAAGAATTTATAAGTTTTTAGATGATAATAGAATTAAATTGACTACCCACGATAAGAGAATTGTATGTGAATTTGAAACGTATACTAAATTAAATGAGATGTTGTCTAAGTATAAATTGAGAGACCCATCGGTATTTGTAACTCAAAATAATGACGTTTATGTTTCTCTTGTGTTTGATGATACATTAGAATTTATCGATAATAATAAAGCAATCGGAATTGATTTAGGACTAAAACGATTGGTAGCAACTAGTGATGGAACTATAATTAAAGGAAATGAATTTAATAAACAAAAGAGAAAGATAAGATGGAACAAAAGAAAATTCCAAAGTAAGAAAAATAATTCTCATTCTTCTCGTAAAAAATTAAAATCACTTCGAAAAAAAGAAGCAAATTTTAGTAAAAATTATATTCATCACGTTGTTAATAATTTATTAAAATCGACAGATGTTAATACATTTGTTATCGAAGATTTAAGTAAAATAAAAAGTAAGAATAAGGGGAAAAGATTTAACAATCGATTAAGTCAGGTTCCCTTTTATAAGTTTAAGGAAATTTTAATCTACAAAGCACAATCTCTCGGAAAGAGAGTGGAAATGGTTAAGCCTTATTTTACATCTCAAAATGACCATAGAGGTATTGAGAGTGGTAAAAGAGTAGGTTGTAGATATTATAGTTCGGATGGTGTAGTGTTAGATGCTGATGTAAATGCAGCAATTAATATACTACAACGAAGTCAGAACAAACACTCCAACTCGTCTTGTAAAGGACTGGATGGACAGGTGACTGTCAACTCACCAATCGTCGGAATTAATTCCGGCAAGCCCAAGCGTCTTTAGACCTTGGGTAGTTGACCTTCAATTAATAATTTTAACAATTCTAATTTATCAACATTTGATAATTTTAAAATCTCAGTTCTATCCCAATAATCAAAATCCCCAATTCCATAAAAACTATCGAAACACTGCCTAAATTTTTTATATCTGGTATTAATATATTCACTAACTTGACGAGTAGAATAGCACGTTGGAGGAGGATTCATTCCCATCCATATCCATGCCCAGTTATCATTTCCTCTTGGATTTTTATTACTCATAATATTTTCATGTAATGATTTTTGTTTTTTAATTCTTTCATAAAGTTAATTTTACTCTCCAAACAGATATCATTTTGCCGGTCATTTGACTTAGAGTTGGATTTAAATTTTTAATATATTTTGCCGTATTTTTCTCTATCATATCTTCCAGACAACTTAAATCTTTGATTTTTCCTAAATCTTGCCAACCACCCATAACAAAAAATTTAAAGTGATTCTTAAAATAATCAATATCAACTACCAGTCCATCATTAGTATTTACTACGACCCATAATTTCATTTTTTCGATAGTTGACCCATTGACAATATCAATCCCATCATATCGTTCATCTATAACATCGAACAAATTTAAATCAGAAACATTTAAACTGGTTCCGTTTATTCTCCAGTATAGATTTTCACATTTAAATTTGTAAACATTATATAATTCGCCAATTTTTGTGGCACATAACTCAATCTCCCCTATATAATCAGAATTAACATTATAATCAGTTGATAATCCTAGATTTGGGTCGTTTAACTTATTCAGAGGAACGCAAGATAATGTTATAATATCATTATGTTTCTTTGGAATTAATACGTGAGTGCATATATTCTCCAAGAAAAAATTACCCAATTCTTCTTGTCCTGTTTTTGAACAATCACTAAATCTATAAGGATATACTATTACGTCTCTCGTGTTAAATTTTTGGTAGGTCATAATTTTAATAATTTCTGATATAACTCATTAATTTTTTCGTAATTAACTGTTTTTGGTAAAGTAGTTGTTTTATACAATTCTTCTACTTCAAGTTGTTTCTTATCAAACCAATCTTTTAACTGGTCGTAAGTCCATTTACCATTGCGAATGTCTAATAGTTCTTCAGCATCAGGACGCCTAACTATTACTCCTTTTCCGCTAAGTATTTCGACCGACATCCGTTGGAGCCTAACTAAATGGGCAGCACTTTTTGTGTCGAAGTTATAATCCTTTTCTAATTTCATTCGATCTAAATTTCTATTTTCTTTCCAGTTAAGCCAACTATTATAATCCTTTAAATCGTTCTTATAACGAGTTTCTCTCAATATTAAATTGGTAATTTCAGCCGACAAATTAAATGTATTCGAAAAATCAGTTAAAATGGCCTCTTCATATTTCTGTGGCCAGTTATCCCAAGAAATTTTATTATTGCATAATTTTAAGACACATTCCCATACAGTTTCTTTTAATTCTTGCCGCTCCAATTCATCCAGAGAAAATTTAGAGAAATTCCAATTTTCAATTTCTTTCTTGACTAATCTGTCAATTTCAGAATGTCCTTGTAATACTTCACCGACTAATCCATAATCTTTACGATCAGGTTTCTTCAAATCTCCTTTAATTAACCATCGACGATGACGCTCAATTAATGAAAACTGGCTGGTCGAGTATCCGCCAAATGTCCACTTTGCTTTAGTAGAAATGAATAAATCTCTATTTTTTAGTAACTCTTCACCGATCTTATTACATTCGAGAATATCAGACGAATCAACAAATAAAAGCGAAATTATGTTCGGATTTACTTGTGCTGCTAATTGAAAAAATTTAGAAAGACTAAATGCAGTCGATTCGAATTTGGGATTATTAGGATTTTTTAAATGAGAATATTTAAGTTCTAAATCTTTATTATTGATGGCTTGGTCGAATTTATTAAAGAGATGTTCTCTAACTTCGATGGGAGGCAATACTATTGCTTTGCAATCGAAATCAGAATGTGACTGGTTCATTCCGTATGCGGAGCTTCCGTCAATTGCTAAAAAACTAATATTAGGTAATAACCACTTCATTTGAATAGTTTATCAGAATTATCGAAGAAGTCAAGGAAATTGATTATACATTATAACGGCGTGGTGGCGTTTACTGATAGTTATAATTATTCCTTCGAAATTTTTATGGAACATTTCAATTGTTAATATTTTATAGGGATTTTTTTCGACTATTCCGTTAATTCGAATGGCTCCAGATTTAATAAATTCGGTGGCTTTCCCAACTCCTTCATCTCCAACTAATCGACTATGATGCTTATTAGTCCAGACAATTGCTTGGCGAAGTGTTATATTATTATAATCTTCTTCTCCTTTTAATAAAGGATATTTCGACCACTCCGATGCTACTGATAAATGATTGAAATAATTCCCATATTCGACTATAAATGGATATCCTAATATGCCATGTGTAAATATATCATACACAGGTTCAACGATAAATCGTGGCCATTCTTGGATGGTAATAAGTTCTAATAATTCGCAATTATCGACTGGTTGATGATATAAGTATTTATACCAATTATCCTTTTTGATATGTTCCCGCAATTCTTCCGGCGAATATCTATCAGATAAAAAATCTAGTTTCTTTTTCAATGTTTCCCAATTTTCGTCAAATGACATAATTGAATTGTATCAGAATTATTGAAGAAGTCAAGAAATTAAACTTCGTCTTCCGTTAACTCAACAAAATTATCAGAGTGCCATCCCCAAGTGATTGAGCCATCTTTTTTACCGATAACACAATGTCCCGGCATATTAGGAATTTCTCCTAAGAATATGTAATTTGAGTTTGGCATGAAGGGATAATGGTCATGATATTTTTTATCAATACTACCAAAATCAAAGTTCACAAGACTTAATTTACGAGGAATTTTATTATTTTTAGACATCTACCAATATTATCAGAATTATTAAAGAAGTCAACTAAAATTATTCAACGACAACAGTTTCTTGAAATTTGATTTTATCCGAATAAGAAATCATTGTTGGGCTGACTTTATAATCATCAACTCGTTCAAGTAGATGAATACCGGCAGATTTAAATGCAGCAAATGTTAATTGAGAACAGGTATAACGATTTCTCTCTTCTTCATTGATATATAAAATAAATCCTAATAATGCCACCCAATCATAATTCTTTCCAACTTGAGATTCTAAAAATTTAATTATTTCCCGTTCATGTGATTTAGGAAAGTGAGGAATTTCATATAAATCAACTATTTTACCTTTTTTATCATCAATTACTTTGAGCCTCCGAACTCCTTTAAAGGGGCGGCAATCATATACTATATCGTTGATTTTAACATTGACGTGACAATATATACCTCGACAAAAGAAGCAAATTAATTTATCAATCCAATCAAGGGGTCGATGAAGGCATATCAATATCATATACATATAAATATATGATTAGGATATAGAAATATTATTTATTTTCTAAATATTTTGTAGGACCGAATCCTTTATCAGTAAAACCCCATTCTATGGGCAATGGAAGCCCATTAATTAAACACTCAATATAGATCAAATCCATATCCCTAACCCATTCTACTGTCATATCATTCAATAATTTATCTCTTAAATCATTCATAATTTTACCATTTACAGATTCCGAAATTGCTTGAGTTCTTATACATTCTATCTCTTTATCAATATCAACATTTAGCGGAGTTTCTCTTAATTGATATGACAGTTCTTCGCTAATACAGTATTTAGAATATCTCAAATCATCTCGTAATTGTGGAGTATGGAGAGTTATTACTTTAGTTTTCATATTATATGGTCATTTTCTATTTTTTGGGGCAAGCGAATTTTCCTTGATCTCAAATGTAGCGTTCCCGATAAAATCAGTTAATGTCTTGTATTTTGAGTATGATATAGCCGATGATAGACCACCGACCAAATCATCAACTAATGTTGATAAGGGGACTAATTCTTCTTCAATTTTGATTTCTTTACCTTCACTATGACGTTTAATTCCTCCCCACTTTTCTTGTTGTTTGTGACTGGCACCTCCATAATAAATTCCATCTCCCGATATATTAGTTTCTGCTTCAATCGCACGAGCAAAATATCCTCCCATCATAACAAATTCACTTCCTGATCCGAAACTTTTAGCCGCATAATTACCATTCTTAATTCCTCCATCGGCAACTATATAATTGTTACACGCTTCATTTTTATGATGATCACGCTCATTTGATACTTCCATAATCTCTGTTATTTGACCTCTGTTTACGCCTGTTGAATCCGAGGTTTTACAACAGGACCCTCCACTAAGGCCGACTCTAATATATGTTTCAGCACATATATCTACTAAATTTTTAAATCCTTCACCTGTATGAACATTACCGACCATCATCTTTTTAACGTCTGCTATTTCCTTAATTTTTGCTACTGTATTTTGTATACTTGGTAAATACCCATTAGCAATATCCAATAGAAAATTATTAACTCCATTTTCTGCTAATATTTTTACTCTTTCCCAATCATTCAATCCAACACTTACAAATACATTATTTTTATTGGTTAATTTGTTATAAATATTTAACTGATATTCAGGCTTACAAAATTTATGAAGACATATTGATAATCCCAATCTATCGGCTTCAATAGCAAAAGTTTCTCCTACAATTGCTGACATGGGAGATACTATGATTCGATGTAATTCTTTAGGAACTTCCGTCCGAGAATTGATAGTTGCGGGTTGAGCAATTATATTAACGTCATTATAATATAAAGATTTGGTTTTTAAAATTGTAGCCATAATAATATGCCACGATTATAAACTATCTATCAGAGAAGTAAACTTATTTTAAATTATTTGCTACCCATGCAATCGGAGCATTTTGAATAATCACCATATGTTGGATCAAATAACTTGCCGCAATTTTTACATTTACATTTAGATTTTTCAGCAATTTCATTTAATTTATTGCCATATTTCTTAGATAATTCACGAGCCATAGCATAAACTGTTTTATCATTGTTAGGATATTCTGATTTTAATTTACGATATAATTTCTTGGGGAAATTAGCCGGAAGAGTTTCTTCCAAATTTCCCAAATTACTCATTTCAGAATTTGTTTTTGTATATTGATTAGGAGCATCTTCTGGTTCTCTTGGAATATTAGCACCATTATCACGAGGATGAACCGAAGTAATATCAGATTCACTTAAATTAAACATCTTTCTAAAATGATTGTATCCATAACAAACATCTCCACGAAAAGCGTAAACACAAATATCAACTTTTCCTGATGGATACTTACCATTACAATATTCAAATTTTTCCTGTCCGTTACCCGTTCTTAAAGTAAATGGCTCTTCTCCTTGTCTTTGAGAAACATATTCAACATAATCAACATCTTCATCGGGATTATTAGTTTTATTTTCATCCATTTCTCCACCCCCTTCTTCTTCAATCATTTCATTGGCCGTATCTTTAGCAACATCATAGGCACCTTGATAATCTCTCGTTCTTAATAAATCTTCAATAGTATCAAGACCATTGGCAAATGTAGAAGTGTCGGCTAAATCATCCGATGTTAGTCCCAATTTATTTCTTAATACCGAATCAATCATTCTTTTTGCGGCAAGACGACTATCCATTGTAGTTGCCCATTTTTCAACGGTAGCAAGTCCTTTTGGAGATAAAATACCCGTTTTCTTATTATCTTCTTCCATAGTTCTCATTTTATCATTCATTGCTTTATAAGGATTAGTAGATTCTCCCGGCTGCATAGGACAATTAACTCCCATTGATTGAGGATCAAATCCTTCTCTCAAAGTTCCAAATCCAGCAGGTCTATTCATTTTTAAATTGTTGTTTCTCGATTTCTTGGCAGTGTTCCATACTCTCATAGCAAGGAGAAGCTGTCCATTTCCCATATTTACTGGTTGTCCTACTTTATAGGTAAATCCATAATTATGTAAGGGTTCTCCAATATATTTTCCATCTTTAATATTATCAGATACCCATTTATTAATATCAGAATAACGCTTTTCTTCGGGAACGGGCCACTGACTTTCATCAATATCATTTTGAGGTTCATCACTGCGAACTCTCATTTCAGGAGCATGAGAATGTTCTGAAGAATTATCTTCTTCTCCCTTAGAAATAGGTTGATTATTAATTGGGAGTTGAATATCAGAAATTTCTTCCGTTACGCATTGTTTGATAATAGATTTTAGATTCATAAAATTAGTTTAATTCTGATAAGATATTGTGGATTAATTCATCGGTTCTCGTCCATTGATTCGTAATAGGATTTTTAATAATTCCTTCCGATAAAGCAATCTGGTCACTTTGATGTAAAAATGCTCCTTGAGTTGAGGGATTAGAAACTGCGTCGAATGCGACCATCTGAAGGTCATCGTTTACTATAACTGTCGATTCTGATATTTTTTTAACAGTTCCAGTTGCACGACTAGAAATACCAACTTTAATGCCGCATTTAAATAATTCTCGTAAAATATTTCCGCTGGGAGTAGTTAAAATTTCTAAAGTGCCAATCAAATCATCACCTTGCCACGTTAAATCAATTATATTATGAGATACATTTTTTAAATTTACGATCTCACTATCAGGATGGTCGCATTCTCCCAATGCTCTCCTGTCCTTGACGAATGTATCGATATATGTCTGAATGCTCTTCTCTAACACACCACTTGGGTAAATGCGACCATTCTGATTTTTGACTCCTTTTCGTTGAACTATTCCCTTCACTCGAAATGGTTTATTTGGATTTGCTATTGACTCATGTAATAATGCACCGTCCGGCTCAAACATCATACATTCCATCAGTAATTTTTTATTGGTATCATTCATAGTGGTATAGAATAAGTAGGGAATGATTTATACAATTTATTATATTTCTCACTATATCTTATTATTTCTTTAACTTTGTTAGTCTCTAGTAACTTGGCCGTTCTATCTAAATCTTTAAACTTTCGCCCTTTCTTCTCGTGAGATGGTTCATCATATTCAAATGCAATTAAATTTATAACATCATATCCATCAAGTGAAAACGTATTAATGACCTGTTCGCCTCCGTTTAATGCATGTCGGAAATTATATCCCAATAAAATGCTATATTTATCAATTGCCTGACATGCCGTAGGATTGAATGCGGGAATTATCCAAGTTTGATTAACGCTTCGATTCATCCGTTTAATTGCGGAAGTTCTCATTTTAGCTCTGCATTCCGGAGAATATGTTCGTGACTTGGCAACGCACGAATAACATTCGCAATCAATTCTGTTGGCGGCTTTATTGGCGGTTGATGCTGGAATTTCTGACCCGCATGAATTGCATCTGTGACACCATTTTTGTAGATTTTCATTAAACCATATTAGATTTTTTTCAATCGCACTCAAAACCATTGGAGACGTAAATCTATTTTTCTTAGGAGATGGTTTACCATGAAAATGATGTAATTTTCCTGTTTTAGAACAAGATAAGCACAGTCCTTTATTTTTATTTCTTATGAGTGAGGCGTTTAAATTTTTCTCTGAAATATATGAAAGAACCTTATTACAATTTGGGCAATTTCGTTTCCATAATTTATCATCGCAATTCATAAAATTTAATCTTTTCTATATATCTTTTTTACTGTTATAACATATTCGCCTTTAGATTTATCCAATTCCAAATTGGTAACTTTCTGTGATTGTTTGGCGTTGTTTAGAATAAAATTTTCCAATTGTTGTTTTTCAAGTTTATATTTCAAATATATAGTTGGAACTTGTATTTGAAATACAGATACCAATATTCCTCCTTCTCTTTCATCTGTCCATCCAATTTTCTTAACAAAATCGATCATAGGAGTATTTTGTTTTTTTAATAAAGGAGGAAGCCACGTTGAAATATCTTCTACAATAGATTCTATTGAATATGCCGCATGTTGTTTCTGGGTTCCTGATTCTTCTGTTTCTTTTATGGGAGCCGGTTGAACTGGTGGATTATTATCAACGACTGGTTGAGTTTGAGGAGTTGATGGTTCTTTTTTTGCTAGATTTACACCTTTTTGGGGTGATGATTGACCCGTTGCCGGTCCTAAAATTTTTATTTGTGATTTAACATCAAGAAAATATTCTTTCGGCTTCGATGTATGCATATCACGAGCAATAATAACTTGTTCTCCTTTATTATAAGGATCAGTTATGATTACATTGGAAACATCAAATTCGAATGGTTTAGATGGTTGATGATAGCCCCTAGATGCCGTTGCTAATATTCTTTTTCCATTTAATTTTGCTCCAATTGCGGTTTGAAATTTCTGTTTTAGTTGTTCTGCTGAACTATCCATTAAATGTTTAAATTCGGAAAAATCGTGGCCGACATTATAGAAATCTCCACTAATTTCTGATTGTTCCATTAATTTTTTTAGAGATAAGTGTTTATTCTCATTTAAATTTCCACGGGGAGGACGAGTAGCAAAAGGAGCAACTGAACTTCTCGATGCATAATTAGGATCAAATTCGTCGGCATCTCCCAATGCTAAATTATGAGATTTTGCAATACTTTTTACTATTAAGGCATCCAATTCAGGAGTTACTTCAATGGGAGTTTGTGTTCCTAAATTATAAACATTATTATAAGTTATATCATTACCGGTAAATTCCCACTTATCAACCATAAATTCACGACCATCCGGTAAATAAATTTCTTCATTTCTTCCATAGGGAAGATCAATGCCGTGGAATTCTTTTATTTGAGATTTGTAATCCATAATTATTCCGTCATTGCATCAGGTTTACGATTAAAATCTTGTTTTCCTTGGGGAGTTAGCTCGTAGCCAAGAGATTTAGAGCCTTTCATAGCAGCACTCGACCCACCTTCTCGTTTAGAAAAGGCAGCGGGAATGTTGTATGCTCCAGCCGAACTGGCGCATGAAATTTCTTCTAAATATTCTTCATCGTCATTCTCCATAACTCTCTTATTAATAGGTAATTGGCCATTAACAGGAGCAACTGCTGAGGTGGCAGATTCTTCTGAAATTTCCGGCGTAGGGCTTCCCATTAACATTTTTAGTGTTCCTGAAATTTTAATTTGATTACTACCGGCTTTACGATATGCCATAGGAGCATATCCGTCACTTGTCTCTGCATGTGCTTTACTCCACAATTCAAGTCTATTGTTGGATTGATAAGTTTTTAATGTTTCAAAAGCCTGTTCAATGTCATTTATGCCACTCGTTCCTCGCCATACTACATTAAACGAGCCGTCCGGCAAACTTTCCTCGATAAATAAATTATTCTTATCCGATACATTGTGAATTTCATTCAACAACGTCTTGGTTATCATTGTTACTAAGGATTCCAATTGTGATTTTTTAATGGTAGATTTAGGTTTCATTTTAATAATGTTTTATTTCCGATATGCGAATTTACCTCTTTTAGTAATTCGTAAGAAAGCATTAATACAGTTACATGACTATCCTTTACAACTTTTGCCGGATTAATTTTATCTAATTGATTAATAACTTCTTTTATTTTAATCTTAATTACGTCGGAACCCTTGATATTCTTAACGGCTTCCAATAAATTAACTTTGATCTTATCAATATGACTTTTAACAAATACATCAAATTTATTCGTATTGGATACATTACAAATATATTCTTTCAAGATCATTTTCTGCTCATCATCAAGAACACTAGAATATTTCTCATTTAATTTTTCAGCTAGTAATTTATAAGTTAATAAACGAATATCTTCTGTTTGAGATTTGTAATAGTTTAATAATTGATCGTCTTCTTTAATAATGGGTTTATTTGTTAAATGTTCAACAATAACTGTTTTGGCTTGATAGATTTCATCAATTTCAAATTTTACATCATCCGATACGACATTTTCAAATAATTTATAGATAGAAGCCAACATCTTGTAATTCTTTACCGGTGATTTTAACATCTGCTCGATAGGATATAAACTCTTAATTTCTTTTATTAATTCGTATTTTTCCAATGCTAATGCCGAATTGTTAATCTTTTTACGAGCATCTAATACCGTCGAATAGTATCTTTCGGCTAATTGTTCCGTTTTAATTTTTTCATTCAATAATGCATTGTAAAGTTGCCATTCCCGACCCATTTCCGTGTTTTTATTAAAAAACTTATGGAGAATGGTTGATGCCTTTGATGAAGTCTGACCAGCAATAATATCAGCCGTCACCTGTTTCGTCAGTAACTCGAATAAAATACCGGTATTTTTAAACTTGGAGTGTTTCATTCGTTTTTGACTATTGGTAATTTTATTCATGGCTTTAGTTGATAAATATAAATATAGTTATTTATGACGAAAATGTAATATATTATTCCGATTTTACATTTTCGTCAATTGTGGGTGATACAGTTACATCGATAATGTTCTCGGCTATGATAGTAGATGGAGTCGGATCGAAAAATTCACGCAATCCCATTATAAATTCACCTTTATTCTTTTTATTACTGGGTTTGGGTTTTAATTGTCCCTTAACTTCTTCCAATGATAGAGGAGAATCATTTTCAAAGTTGTGATATAATACACTCTTTCTCTTACCTTCACTATTTTTTCGAGGTTTTCTATTTAATTCATTTTGCCCAAGGGGGTCTTCTCCAAAGGGATGATCATTGGCATCGTGTTCACCCGACTGATCTCGGTCGGGACTATGTTCTTCCTTAACTATATCTTCCGGTTTACCTTCTTCTGGTTCTTCGGCAGGTATTCCCTGTTTATCAGATTCACCCTTCTCATCTTCCGGCGTACCTCCCTCGCCTTCACCTTCTTCGTCACCACCGCCTAATCCCCCAAGACCACCCATTCCGCCACCACCACCACCACCCGACGAAGAGCCTTTTTCTCCACCATGCCCACCAGCACCAATTTTCTTAAACGGTTTAGCCGGATCATCTCCTTCCGTTTCAATAGATTCTAATCTAAATTTCTGCTTGGCATCTTCAACTAATCCCTTGGTAACTTTTTCAATATCATCATCTGACATTTTAAATACATTTTTATATATCCATTCACGATTATATATTTTATTATCAATCATATCCGTTGCCAATGCCGTCTTATCCGACCAAATTTCTAATTTTTCTTTTTCAAAGATAGTGCTGGAATTAGTAAGTTCAACTTTAAAATCAATTAAACTCTCATCACGATATCCTTGAGCATATAAATGAATAATACCAATATTTTCTAATTCACTCCCTATTATCTTCTGAATCCGTTGAATAGTTCTCGCAAATCGCAAATCTTCCTGCGATAAATTTGCTTTGCCTCCGGTTGATTCATCAAAAGTTAAGAATGCTTTAGGCATTTTTAATGCGGCAAACATCTTATTTTTAAGATAATCAATATCATCAATACCTGTCCATTCCATTCCGGGCAATGTATCAATTTTCGTTCCTGAATCGCCACCACGAACTGGAATAAATAAATCGTCCAACATGTTTTGAAGATTGAATTTTAAATTATATTCACCCGTTCGCTCATCAACATATGGAACTTTTCTCATCTTATCCATCAACCTCTGCATATGATTATCAACTTCAGCCGGAGCAATACCACCAATATCTGTATAATAAATACGACGTTCTGGAGCACGAACAACACGATGGATCATCATTGCGTCTTCGAGAAGACTCAATTGCTTCCATACCCTCCGTGCTCCCTCAATCACACTCTTACCGTAGGGAATGAAATTGGAGTCGCTCAATAATCTAAAATGAGACATCTGATATCGTTCCAAAACTTCTGCTTGGGATGTATCGGTTGGACGAATTTGAAATTTTACATATTTCTTATTATAAGGATCAGAATTTTCAATTCTCTCAACATTATAAGTAGAAATCGGTTCCACCATATAAACACCATATTCGGGATTTACATAAGTTTTTAAGTAAAAATCACCATATTTAACAAGATTTCTTGTCCATGACCAAAGATTAAAGTCAACATGTAAAATTTCTTCATAAAGATTATATAATATCTCTTTTATGTTATTATCTTCGCAATGAACTGTTACTATTTTACCTAATTCGTTCATGGTTACGCATTCATCACTGTAGATGTCCAATGCGCTAGACAAGATCGGATCTTGATCCATCGTATTGTGACAGAATACACTATCCGTAGCAAAGTTTTGATATTTTTCTACAGTAACATCATAAACATCAATTTCACCTACACATTCAATAGAAACTATTTTATGATTTAATTTAGAAACTATTTCATTTTTAAAAGTATTATTTTGTTCTATGTTAGACATAAAACGTTCTTCATACATAAATTTTGAATAACTTGATACCTCGTTTATAATTTTTTCCGAATCTTCGTGTTTTATCTTCGGAAAATTTGATTTTAACAAATCTGTATTGGTGACATGATCTGGGCAACTGACATGACACTTTCTACAAAGGGGAATAAGATTATTTTCATTATTAGCATCTAGGGGATTTTCAAATAGGCGAGGCGTTATTATATGATGAACCGATAATGTCTCGTTCAGTTCTTGTTCATTTTTAGCACATTCTTGACATACATATTGATACTTTTCTCTTATTTTCTCTCGCAATTCATGCCAGCCCGAAGATTTTAAATATGGTTCTTTAACCTTCCAAGTATCACCCCCAACATACAAATAATGATTTTCACCCTTAAACGAAGTTGAAAATACTTGTAATCTACATTCATCCGAACAATATTTTGATTTTTTATTTTTTGGAGTAATATTATATTCTTTTCCACATGACTTACATTGATTTTGGTATAACACGGTGGGTCCGGTAGTTTCACCTAGTATCATACATTCTTTTGAACAATATTTTTTATTGTTTGGATTTAAGAATTCCACATTACAACTAAGACAAACTGTTTTATTTCCTTTATATGCCGGGCAATTTTCTCCCCTAAAATTAATACTTCTATAATTAGCATAACACGCAAGAGAACAGAATTTGTTGGGACTACTATCAAAAAATCCAAAATTTTCTTTACAAGCTGGACAATTCTTATAATGAAATTCTCTATATGCATTTAAGCCGGGTTGATATATTTTATTATCTTTCTGATAAAAAGGCATTACCGACTCGCCAACTCTTAAATCTTTAATGACCTTATATTCCCCATTCCTCATAAGAAATGGATGCCCTTCACTTCCAATGACGAATTTACCATCATCAAATACAACTTTCCAGCCAACTCTTTTACCTTCTTTTTTACGAGGATGATATGCATTACCCAATTTCATAGAATCTGATTCATGATCATAAGAAAACACATGAAACCGTTCTTGGGGCGAATCTTTATATTTTTCTGTTAATTCTGCAATAGTTGGGTAAGTTCCGTCTGGTAGAGGAATAATAGTTTCGCCCGCAATACAATCATAATCCCTAAACAAATCCATTCTTGCGGCTTGATAAGATAGAGTAAAATCTCTGGTATAAGCATTATAAGCAGTTGAACGAATTCTATTAAATCGGTCTCTTAGAGAATTTCTATCCGTTGCCATTTGAGAATGGTCAACATCCTTAACTAATAATTTTTTACCACCAACATTTCTTACGATTGTATCGGATGAAAATAAAGTCTTTAATCTTGCATATAACGATTGCTTTTTAATATCAAGAATATCATCTTGCATCTGTGGATTGGTATTTAATGCCATGTTTATAAATATATTGGTTTTATTGATTAGTAACTATTTTCTCTCATATTTAGCCTAAGAGCCATTTGAGTGACTCAGTGCTATTTTTATCTAAAGGTCTATTAGGTGATCGACCCGTTGACATTTCCCATGATTGTTGTGCCACATTTCTTGCTTGTGCTTTAAACACGGGAGTTGTATCTAATTGAGTTTTATTCATATGAGATAATGATGCCTTGGTTAAATCAATTCCTTGTTGTCGCAATTTTAATGCCGTATCACGAATCCATAAACATATGCCTAATGCCATAGATAAATCGTCATGATATCCTTGCATGGCCTGTGCCTTCCCATTTTTCCAAATAAAAGTTTCTAATTCTGACAATGTTCTAATAGAGTTTATTTGGATAGTTCGTTCTCTCATATATCTTTCTAAGGTTGATATTACCAGTGGTCGTGTTTGAGTATTTGTGCTAAATCCAGCTTGAGCTTTTTGTTCTTCTCGATTATAATTGTTATTATGTTGACTCTCTACATCAACATACTTCAAATCATTAGTCATATAAAATAAATTGGGATAACTTTTATCTATAACAGCTTGAATAACTGCATATCCTGTATTTTGCCGCTCAATTACTAATAATGCATTATTATATTCACTGGACAATGCGACTAGTAAATTCCCAAATTCTTTAGTATTTATATGTCCTCTATATTCAGCACATTGCTCTAATGTTACAGCATCTATTACATGGCATGCTTGATAATCACCCGTATCATTTCCCGCCGAGGTATCGGCACTAACAATATATGTTGAATTGCATTCAGGATATTTCCAAATCCATAATGATTTATCTACATATCGACATTCGATTGGATCTTTTTTAAATGTTTTTTTATAGAATTCGATGGTTGCTAAGTCTACTACAGTATCACCCGACGTTAAGAAGTCACAGTCAAACTCACGTGCTGCTTCTTTTACTGATGGCTGTTTTAATCCCGCAACCCTTCGCCACTCTTCATCTCGGTCAGGGTGTAATTGCCATGGAAGACTGATGGGATGGAATCCGTTTTTTCCAATTTTACCATCTACACTATCTTCCGCACTTACCCACATTTTATGAAAGAAATTGCCAACGCCACGGGGAGTTTGATGCCCTATTATTCCGTTATATATTACCGAATGACACCAGAAATCATTGGCATCTTCTTGTAATGAAAAATCATAAGTTTCATTCTCCGATGGAGTTATAGATGTAATTTCACACCACACAGTATTCTCGTGGATAATAGTATTCCAATAGTTCTGATACTCGTTTGGCATTTTAGTTCCAAATAATGAGTATAATGCTATTACATTTTGTCGGGCTATATCATCGGTTTTATATATTCGTTTTGAATTACAGTATTGATTTACAACTACTCCACATTTTTGTTTTATTTCTACAAAATTTAAATTTGAACTATCAACTAAGTCATTGACAAGTTTAAGAGAGTTCGGGATAATATCTTTACTACATGCTCGTGTTATATTTTTTACCAAATGTTTAGATATTGCGTCTTGTTTTCGAACTAAATTAAATCCGACCAAATTAAAATACGTTAGTGCGTATTTTCCTACTATTTGAAATTGATATGTATCATGATTGTGTTTTATGGAATGCTTTCTATTGTTACATTGTTCTTTAGTTTGTAAATAAATACCACCCATAATTCCGAAGTTGGATAATATCATCCTAACTTGATTTATTAATAATCTTGAGGTTGATGTTAACTGAACACATCTATTTGTAGCAGAACCATCCCCATCAAATATTCCACGCAACATCCACTTTGTATTTTCTTCATTCAATTGTAATAATTTTTTCGGAATACATTTTTGATATGCTTTGTTAGATAGGTTAAACCCTAAATATTCCATGAATTCTATTAAATTTTTGTTAGATATAGTATAATGCATACCATCCCAGCAGTTGTAAATTAGATTTAACTTATCGAAAATCCAAGATATATCGTCCCCGCATGTAATTGTAAGAGACGCCCCGGTCATTTCTCCTTGTTTATTTCTGACTTTATAAACACTACCTTCAGATATGTATAATCCCACCAAGTAACATAAGTCTGGAGTAATTGAATCGGGCTTAAATGGTGAATGTATTTTATTAGAAACACTAGGTTTAAAATCAGAAATATCGGTATAGTTTCCCCATATTCTTTTCCCAATTTGATGAGATATATAATCCCCGACACTTAAATCTTCAGATTTATACCACCCATATTGTTTGATATCATGTTTAAATGCCCATAATTTATGATTATTAGTGCATTCCAACTCTGAAAATTTCGTTTTTACTATATTGGTTTTTTGTATCCCGTTATTGTGAATAAGATTCCCACATCTTAATTTCTCGACCCCCAACACATTATAGGTAGGAACTTCATATCCACCAATCTTAGACGTGTCAATGAATTCTCCAATTTCCTTTATACCAGTGGATGTAATAACCATCGTATCTTTAGTAACGCACGACAATAATATACATTTACCTCCGGTGCTAAGGGCCGGGGACGCCGAAGAGAACAGTTCTTCTCCATCTTCTAATAGCGCACAATTACTGGATAACACTCCATTAGCAAAAAATTCATTATTTTTTTCAACCGAGTTTAAGTCGTATAGATCGATAGGTCTATTCATCTTCCGAGTTGATTTTACTGTTAATATATGGTCTTTTCCAATAAATTGCATTCCTTTTTTTATTTCCCTCACGTATATAAATTCATTGGATGCCAGTTTAAGTTTATGATTTTCAGAGCATTTGATATATGTCCCATCCGTAAACTTAACATTTATATAAATTTCTTTTTGTAATTTGGAAACCGCTTTGAAACTACTCCATCCATTAGGAGTTAACACTTCCCAGTTATTTATTTTCTTGATATCTTTCATTTATTTTATAAATTGTTAGTATTAACTATATTCTTCTAATTCGTATAAATCTTTAATTTTTACTTTTTGTATTTCTCCCGTTATCTTATTTCGGAGATCGATAATAGAATTCCCAGAGATACACTCATCAATAATTAATATTGCCAAACTCTTACCAACACCTGACTTTTTTGTTGTGCTAGATGCTTTAATCGAACTTCCATTTACAAATTTTATAGATTTTTTATTATTCTCTACGGTCGCTACTTTCATCCACGATGGCAACGCTTCATTGGCAAACGATACCTTTTCCAAGACTTCAATGGCGGCGTCTTGTTTTAGTGATATGATTAATATATTTTGATCGCTTTTAAAGATTAAAGTCCAGAGTGAAAAAATCGCAACTAAAGTTGAGAGACCCATCTGTCTTGATTTTAATATTATATTATTATCATACTCAGAAAATGCTTTTAATGTATCTTCTTGAAATGGATATAGATTAAAACTCACCGTTTTTCCAGAACTTTGAATTTTAGCATATTTTTTCATGAAATAAATCGGCGAATTTTTACAACGAGTAAATTCCTCGACGATTATCTCTTTCATCGTCATCTGTTTTTTAGGTTCCGGTATCATATTACTTCCAATTTAAATTCTTTACATTTGGCTATATATAACTTTTTATTGACCTGTTTAATCTTGGATGCTTCCGTTATTAATTTTTTAATTTTTTTCAAGTCGGACTTAGCATCATCAAATATTTTATCTCGATTCGTATTAATCCAGACGGCATCATTTCCAATACCATTTTCACAAGGTAGAGTAACATCCCCAGCATCTTTGGGATGTTCGATAAAGAATTTAATAAGGGATTTTACCGATTCTTTTTTATCTTTCAAATCGCCCAAGGCATATGAAGATAGTTTATATTTTTCATAAGAATCATAGGCACCGACAATTCTTAATTTAGTTTCATATTCAATGAGACAATCTCCACATAATCCCGTTCTTCTATATAACGACATGTCTTGTTTATTCATCCATTTATAAGAACAATTACAAAATTTACATCTATCATCGCCCATTGCTTCTCTAATAATATCACCTTGAGACTTGGTAAGTTTAACAATCTTACCATTTTCTTTTTTATATTTGATACCTTGTAGTTCAAATTCTTCTCCATCTTGCCGGAACTTTTCTTTTTCGGAAATATGGTTGGATATTCTAATGTCTGTTTTTTCGGAATTCATCCAACGACGAATTGTTTCAAGATTTGAATGATTTTTATTTAATTTTATAGCCATAATTATTTATTTTTTATTTTAAAATTTTACTTCATATTTCTCGAATAGCATTTTCTAATTCTCTAAATCTAATATCTGCCGGAGTTACAATTAAACATTCTTCAACTAACGCTTCTAATTTTTGATTATCAATTTCATCTTCGTTAGAATATTTTTTACTTATCATATCCATAAGAGCACTCATGATAATATTTCCTTTTTATTGATTATTGGTTTATCAGTATCAACCATTATCATGCCAGATGGTAGTCTATATGTTTCAAATGGAATTTGTTTTTTATGGAACCATACCCAAGACGTGCGGTATGTAATACCTTCTTGCTTTGCCCATTTTGATAATTTCATTTTCACATACTATACATATAAATGAAAATGTATAAAATGCAATAATTCGGAATAAATGTGTATAAAATAACAAATCCTCCAAATTAAGGAGGATTATTGATATATTTTATATTAAATCACCAACTTATCTTATATCTCATCGCTTTAGTATATGTAGTCAAATCTCGTTCTAAGATATATCCGTATTTATTCAATTCAAGTTTAAGAAGTCTAATCCGGTCATCGTTTAAATCATAAAAAGCATAATGCCCGTATTTAGTTTTAGTTTCACACACACCTCCCCAGTAAATAAATTTATCACTACTCTTTGTGCCGGATGCAAAGAGTATATCATCATTAATTTCCTTCATAACTATATATAACCAATTAACTGGAATAGTTTCAGATTCGCATTCGAGTTGTCTTGCCTTGGCCTGTTCTGATGTTATCATTGGATATGTAGTTGGTTGATTAATCAATGAAGTTGAATTATTAACCATCCATTTTGCCATATCCAATGAATTGGCATCGCAATGTTTTTGAATTATATCAAATTGTTCTTTGGGAATATTGATAACCCTTCGTTCTTTTGATGGTTCTTCTTTTTTGGTTGTTAAACCACGAAATATCATCGTGTCGGAATTATTAATATTGAGTTCCAATTCGTTTTTGGTAATTTTACCGAGACTGGTTATCGTGGAGGTGTGGTCGCCGTCATTGTGCCGGAATATCATTTTATACTCTGTATTATAAGATGGTCTTGTTAACCATCTCGGAAGACTTGCATTTAACGATGTGACATCTTGAAAAAATTCGGTTTTAATATCCGGATCGCTCGACTCAATATTAATATCTACTGACGTATCGACAATTATTTTCCATAGACAGTATGCAGCTATTACTTTAAACTCATCGCCCCGGAGAAATTTCAAAACAAGAACTTTTGAAGGTGTTGTTGGTGATAAATAATAGCCTATATTATCAATTATACTTTGCTGATGTATACTGAGAATTTTATTCGTGGGAATATTTGTATAATTGCATATAAAATACTCAACTGAGTTCTTACATTTTTCATATTCTCCAGTGATTAAGTTTTTCATTGTTAGTGGTTCTTTTTTCATAATTTATTATTTGTTCTTTCATGAATACATATACATCAAATGATGCAAAGTTATTCTTTTCTTTGAAAATGGACGTAAGTTGTTGACTATCAATGAAATTTAATTGTTAGTATTCGTTATGTTCCACGGCTTACATTGGCATGTTACCCAACCACATAGTTCACATCTTTTATCTTGTTTCGCCATATCTACTTCGAGTTCGCATAAAATTTTATAGAAATCCGTATAAATATCACTATACCACAAATCAATCTGGCTGTTCGATAGAGGTAGTCCAGATTCTTTTGCAGTGGATGTTGTGAATTTAAAATATTTTTTAGCTGCTGCTTCTTTTCCTATTGATTTAATGTCTTTACGCATTTCGACCCATGTGATAACTTGTTCTGGCAATTCATTTTTATATTCTATTTCCATATTTAATTATGTTGTATTTGTGAAAATTTCAATAATTTAATTCTGACGGATTAAATCTCCCATATATTATTGATTTTTTATATGTAATCTGATATGGTTGGCCGTCAACAATAAATCCCTCGGAATATAAATATCTAAAATAAGAATCAACTTCTTTCTCCCTTTTTAAATTATATGACGGGAACCCCGGATATTTAAAGTCGAATTCCATGCATGTGCAATTAACACGTATAAATTTGGATTCAATACCGACATTTGCTATTGGCATCATATATGTTGAATTTGGGAAAATCCATTAACTTGATTAATTTCTATTACCCTTTCGGCACAATCCTTGATGGATGATAAGTGTGAAATTACTACTATTGCCGAGAATTTAGTTTTTAGGATTGAGAATAAAGTTTCCATATTTGATAAATTAGAAGCATCAAGTGCCGCCATCCCTTCATCACAGAAGAAATAATCGCTCTTTGATATATTACTATTTTCAATAAGGGAAACTCGTATAGCCAATTCCATTATAAATCGTTCAAATCCACTACATAATTCAATGGGATGTTTTTTATCTTCATATGAAATATAAGGAATAATATCACTTCCATCATTTTCCAGTTTAAGAGTAAACTCGGTAATCTGGGTTAGAATATCATTAACTCCTTTTTCAATGGTTGGAATAGCATTACAGATTATTTTATATGGGATACCATCTCGTCCGACTGCCGAAATATATTTTTCATAGTTATTTAGTTCAATCTCTTTATTTTTAACGAGTTCAATGGTATTCTTTAGATTAGCTATATTACTTTTAAATACTTCGAGTTTACCATATATTTCCGTTATTTTGTTATTTATTTTTTGAATATTAACTTCAAGAGTTGAGGCTTCTAATTTATATCTTGAGAGAACAGCATTAACTGAATTATTATTTTCAACGGCTGTTAAATTTCTATTGTAAATTGCTATATTATTATCTATATTAGTTAATATCTCTTTATTTTTAACTTGATTATTGCTATAGTTTAAAATGGACGTTGATAACGATTGTAATTCATCTTTTAATGCGCCACGTTTATTTAAGAGCCGAGTGTATAATTCATATTTAGAATCGACCCATTTAATATTTTCAAAGTCCAATTCTAATGCTTCGAGTTTTTCCATTAATTCTTTTACAATAACTTTGTCCTGTTTGAGTTGCTCTTGACAGTTTACAGCATCTTTGACGAAATCATTATCAATACAGAATTTACAGTTTGGGTCGTATTTATGAGTCTTTAATCGGTCTACTTTATCTAATTTACCTCGAACTTCTACCTTTTTAATATCCATTTTCTTCTTAGCCGCCGAGATTTTATCAGTAATAATCTTATATTTTTTATGATTTTCAATTAAATCAAGAGCCTCAATCTTCTTAATACTAGTTTCAACCATTCTAATATATTTACTATACCTCGTAGATTTTTTATTGAGATCGGATATTCCTTTGGTTACTTGAGAAATCCTTTCTTCCAACTTTAATTTGTTGGTAGTTAATTCTGTTATATTGGTTGGGATATTACTATCCAGTTTAATAAGTTTAATGGACTCTTCTTGAATTTTCTGATTTATAATGGACAATTCTGATTTTAATTTGGTATGCTCGGCTGTTAAGTCCGTATGAATTGTCGTGGCATGAGTGACGGCATTTTCCGTCTGGTTTAATTCTGTTTGATAATCTTTACCCTTATAAATTTTTAATTCAGTATTAATTTCCTTCTTCTTGTCATTGGCAATCTTACATAATTTATCAAAGACATCGATCCCAATAAATTTGACTAAGATATCTTTTCTATCACTATTACCCATATCAATAAATGATAGATTATTCTTTCCGAATTGGAAATATGCCGAAGTTAAGATAAAATCATCAAAGGTTCCTACATATGTCCGAATAACTTCATTCGTATCACTTCTTTCTGTGCCGTGCAATTCAATTTCTTCTCCATTAACAATTTTCCAGAATCGAACATCAACCTTAACTGCACCAGTTCTTCCCATTGTTCCTTTTCGTTCTATGAAATATCGAATATCATCAATCTCTAATTCCAATTTACATTTGAAAGATGATTTTTGGTTATTTAAGACGTGAGTTCCCTTTGAAGATGTTGACGTTTTATCAAATAAACAAAATAATAAACAATTCAAAGCCGATGATTTTCCACTGGCATTTTTTGCGAATATACCATTAACACCCGTCACATTTTCAAAGTTTATATAATTATCAGAACCATACTTAAACATATTCTCCCACTCCATCCTGATTAGTTTATATTTAGAAGACCCAATATTATTAGAGGCCACAACCTCTTTATTGATATTTTGATTTATACACATGATATTATCGAGGTTAAGAGTCGATATATCGGGGCTTATTTCTGAGAGATGCTTTTTAATTAACTCATTCTGGTAAGTTACATCAAATATATTTTTTAAATTTATATCGGATACAATTTTATTGGTGGTATCTATATCAGCCGTTTCTCGTATGAACGAACTTTCTATTATATTATGAGTTTCTTTTAATGTTGCTAATATAGTTTTTACTTCGGATGGAATGGTTTCTTTACAAATAACTCGTAATCTTACATTTTTTGGTAAGGATGATATATCCGTTACTAATTTACCATTCTCTACTCCAATAGTATAAAATCCATAGTCATTTTTTAATTCGTGGTGAGTATATGACATATCAGACAAATCCCATAATGAGTAGCCATGTGGATTATTAAATTCAGAATGATTCTGTGAAATACAAGAACCGGCATATCTAACTATCGGCTTATCATATTGATAATCATATTCTTGTAAATTTTGGGAGAAATGTATGTCACCCAAAAGCAGTGCGTGATGATTATCAAATAACGGAAGCATTATTTTCGGGTTTTCTAATACGTGTCCGGAGTCTGATATTGATTGGTCAACTGCCCCATGAAATACCCCTATAATTCTTTCATATTTATTTTTATATACTGATGGAATATCTTTTCCCAGAGTATATTTTTCTGGTTCGTCGAATACCGACATGTTATTGAATAGAATATTAGAAAATCCATATAATCCACTCTCCCGTAAATAATATACGTTTGAGTGATTGAGGGAATTTACGATTGGAGTTATACTATCTAATCGGCTTTTATTGGATAGCACTGCGTCGTGATTGCCAGCAATTATAATCAGAGGTCGTATATCAGCGATATTTTTAATAAATTCCGAGGCCAATTGTAAACTTTCAGGAGAAATTTCGTTTTTTTGGTGCAACAAATCTCCTGCAAAAACAACTATTGTAGTTTCTGATGTATTTTTTATATCCGTATATAATACATCAAATACTTCCCGAAATTCTATATTGCGAACAGAATTTCTTATATGGGCATCGGCCAAATGTAATATATGTGTTACTTTTTCTATTTCTGTTTTTAATATTGTAATCATAATTTACTCAATTTATATCTCATCAAATTTTCCCATTCAAATGGGACGGAATCTTTAATTAGTTCGTGAACTTTTTTAAATCCTAATTTTGATGGATCTTTTCCATCTAATTTTACTAGATGAACATTAATACCATATTTCCATAATAACTCACAATTCTTAACGGCATCGTCCAACGCATCATTATCCAATATCATATTAACTCTCTTTATTCCATTAGAAATAAGTTTTTCCTGTAATTTTTTTTGTGGATATTTTCCAAATAAAGGAATAGCATTGTTACGAACAGCGAAGGCATCAAACACTCCCTCAACACATGAAACTTCCCCATATTCCCAATTTAACTGATTTTCAAACCCTATAATATCGTTTGATTCGTCTATTTTAGTATATCGATATCCGCTATCATCATTATAATATTTTCTACCAATATAAAAATTTAATTTATTATCAATATCATATGACGGAATTATTACTTGTTGTTTTAATTTACCTTCCTCACAGTATCCAATGTTATATCTCAGAATATCAATCATACCAACCCCACGGGTTTTTAAATAGTGAATAGCATTTCTATATTCTATATTATCGGTTGGAGTTGACAACGAAATAAATTCTTCTGGCAATTGAATATCCGATATAATATTTTTTCTTTTATAACTTCTTACTTTTTTTACTTCTCCTGAAAGTTCAAACATCTTATTTCTAAGGTATTGTGGGGCATTTAATTTTTTAAGGAGCGACCCAAAACTTTTACTTGATTTTTTACAACGCCAACAATTTGAAAATCCAATTCTCTCACCATCAATACATACTTCCATCTTTTTAAATCCATCATGACGATTACAGAATGGGCAATCATATAATAATTGAGTCATTCCCTTGCGAGATTTTCCACGTTGTTTAAACGCTTCATCCAGAAGTGATATAATATCTGATTTTACTAACATTTCTACGTATAATATCGTAAAAATGAATGAATATCAACTTTTTTTAATATTTAGCAGGATTCTCGTTGTAATCGTCTAAAGTTTCTTGGAGTCTTGAAATTGCAATTTGAATAGACACTCGAAACCATTCTCCTTTTTGAATTATATCAGTAGCAAAATAGTGCATCATTTCTTTAATTTTCTTTTCGGCAATTTTATATTTTGGATGAAACATTGAAAACTCTATTTTATAGCTTCTTAATGGATCAGCCGTTTGATATTGTGATAACCTAGAATTTAAATCGTCAGTAATTCCAATTTTACAATACCCATTAAATTGTGGATTTGTAATGATATATAAATAACCGCCAGTATTATTTAACGTTTCCATATCTTTTTATATAACGAGGATCGGCAAACATACAAGCATCACAAATATTAACTTCTCCCTCATTTCCGTAATTCCTCCAATAACCCTGATCTACTTGATAATATCCAGCCGTCATTATTATGCTTTTGAAGGAATCATCTAAAATTCCATCGACGGTTGAATGACATCTATCACAGATTATCGTTTTGGTTATTTTCATATTTTTATTTTATTGACAAGTCGGCATCCCAGATATTTATTATAGTAATTTTTATCGAAAATAGCATTAGAATTTACTATATGTTTGACCTCGGCATAATTTAAAGTTAACTTAGAACTACACCATTCCAATATCTCGAATGTAAAATTCTCTTTACCAAGTTTTTTTATATCTTCTTGAAGTTCTATACAGGAACCACAATATGTCATATAATCGCTTTGTTTAGTGCCTCTTCGTTTATTTTTATTCCCCTTGAGCGGCTTACGGGATGTTTTAAATAATATTAACTTACGCCCCAAATATTTCCTACCATCAATATTATTTGTTATTTTGTATATGAAACCAATCGAATTTTCAATAAATTCAACTTTACTAGTCCAATGTCCAAGTTCTATCATAAATATAACTAGTAAAAATCCCACGATTAAGTGGGATTGATGATTTAAAATTATTTTATTTTTTGTATGGAGTTGTATCTATTCCTTTACCAAAATTACTAATTTCAGTATAGGTTGATCCATCAACTCCTTTAAATTCTGACTGTCCCTGTATCGCATTAATTAAATACTCTGTTGAGGTTTCAAATAATTTAGATTTCATGGAGGGAGTTATGTTACTTTTTCCTGCTCTCTTAGCATCGAAGGCACCTCCTTCTCTTTGATTTAAGTATCGTTGTTCTAAATTTACAGTTTCGCTTGTTCGTGAAATTGGTGTCATATAATTTGTATTGGTTGGTTAGTTATAACATCATATAATTCATTTTTATATTCGTTATATCTTAAAAATAAGATTGGTTTAATTGCATTTATAATTCTATCTTCTCTCAATTTATCTTTTGTTTTATATCGTGGTGATTCGTGATATCTTTCATCATATTCAAATACGATATTTTTAGTCGTATCGTATCCGTCTAACGAATACCACGATACTTTCAATTCTCCACCGTTTAATGCGTGTTGTAAATTCAGCCCTAAACATTTATTCAGATTGTCTATATAATCACATGCTTTGGGATTATAATTTGCCATTTTAATCCCGTTTAATGCTATTTGGTTCCATCTATGTTTTCTTAATTTTTCACGAGTAATCTCAGAGATATTTTTATTTCTTAATTTTTCACGAGTAACATCCGAGTGTTTATATCCCAAGGTTCGTTTATTTCCCATTAACTTTGCCGATAATTTCTTTCTAGTTTCTTCTGTTAAAATTCTTCCCTGCTGACCATCTGACATTTTCTGCAATGTTTCTTTGGATTTTGGCAATTTATTCCATGGGCAAGGATTGCCAAACATATGATTTTTTTCTCCCTTTTGAAAACACGATTTACATATAGTAATTCCGTTAATCAGAGTATCTGCTCGAAGAGCAGAATATTTATTTGTATGAATTACCTCACGCCCACAACTACATGTTCGCTTCCAAGTCTTATGTCCGGTTTGAAATATCATACATATATAAATATAAAGAATTAATATTAAAAAGAGACTATTTTAGATAATATTTTTACCCTCCCAAAATATCGGGTCTAGATGGCTCTAATGTTCCATTTTTATTGTATTTTCGGATAACATATCCCAAAACTTTGCCAGTTTCATCATCTACATTTGTTGCTATTACCCATCCATGTTTTCTAAGAAATGGATTGAACATCATCTTAAACCAAATTCTATGATGAACTATTTCACCGGTCTGTTTATCTCGTATAACATGTCCCAATAACCACTGTCTCAAAGTTTCTTTTTCGGGCTTATCTAATGGACTAGTGTTTGGCGGATTAGTCATAATTAAAAATCCATCTTAATTAAGAAATTTACAGGTAAACTCCCATCCAATTTTATAGGATTTCCTAATTTTGCTACTGCTATTAATTCTAATCCGCTATATAATCCTATTGTAGTTGCCATTACGTTAAGATAACTACCTGTAGGGTCATTACTTACATTATTTTTATAATTAAAAAATTCAGGAGTTATATTCTGTGGTTTATTTCTTCCGCTTAATCCGTCCAGATAATCAATGGCTAAGTTAAGTGTTTTTCTCGTTGAATTGGGAGTTATATAGGTTGGATAATTCTTTTGATTTAGTCGATTACTAAAATATTTCCAGACAATATTCATATCTCGGATATCTACTACGTTATCGCCATTTACATCTAAATCAGTCTGAATACTAATATCATCAACATCCCATATTGGAATATAATTTAACACTTGTTGAGATACGTAGGCATCATTATAAGTTGAACTTGATTTATAATAATTTATCAAACTTATTTCATCGGTAGCCAGTGATATAGACGAACTCCAATCAGTTGAAAATGGCAATCCCATTGCTTGTGTATTTTTATATTCCATATACCGCAATATAATATCGACATCTTCAAAATCAAACTGCCCATCGGAATTTAAATCGAGAATATATTCTATTTGTTCTAGTGATGTTGGATTGGTGCTAACATTAAATTCGCCGGGCGAAATTGAACATATAACTTGTTTTTCATAGATGGTATGCTCTCCATTGAAATTTAGCGTGTAAGCAGTATTGTTATCCGCTAAAAATAAATCTTGGAAAACAGAACCAGATGTCATCAATACAATTTTACCATTTCTATAAAATACATTCCCGATATGACATGATTCGTGTAGATTGTTTAGATTGTATATATATGCTTTTCCACATATATCGCCAAGGACAACGGTATCATCGTAAAGGACAACTCCAACAATTGAATTTGCTGCGACGTTAATGCTTTGTGGCGTTGATGATATTAATAGAGGTGCGCCAACAACCATAGAATAATCGGCAATAGAAACATTATGCCCAAATTCTCGGTAAGGGCTAAAATAGTCTTTCTTCTTTTGGAAAATATTTTCAATGCCCCAACTACCACTTTCATTTGTAAATAGTGCAACTTGACCGTTCAGCGAATTTAATACGTCGGTATCTTGGTAAGATTGAGTCAAGGTAGTTTCAATATAATTTGATGTTATAGAATTTTGATTTATCCTTGGTATACCGGCAACTGCTTTTAAATCAAACATATCAACGGAATATCCAAGATTGTTACTCCTTAATATATTCTCGTTGCCATATGTTTTATATGCTAAATCAAATAACGATGAACTCGGAGCGCATCGCTCAAATATTGATACTGATCCCTGTTGATAGTTAGCCGACCCACTATATTCATATACTGTTCTATCTAAATATTCGCCAATAATAACGGAATCTCCATAAGTAGATACGGAACTACCAAAACTACTCGATAGATTTCTTACTAAGTTATATGGAGTATAATTACCAAATGTTAATGGATATGTGTCATAATTAGGAGTAAACGTATATGTTTGCGACCATCTACTTCCGCTATATTCAAAGAAAAACGCTTTGCATTGTGCCGGATTTCCACACCCAACTACTAATCGTCCACTAGGAGTATTAGGATCTTTATTTAATTCTACACTATAGCCGAAATTAGCATTTGATATTACATTACTGGAACTTATTTCTTGATATAAATTCCAACTACCACTCGTATTATTATATATAAATACGGACCCCGAATTATTATTCTCGGCTGGACTTCCAATGGCCAGCCAATTATTATTGATAGATACCGATGATCCAAACGAACTACTTACAAATGAATTACTTATCCGGGAAGAACTTGAAATGGTCTGAATTAATGATGATGTTCCCAACTCAAAAATATATGCAGCCGAACCACTATACGATGATGTTAAATTGAATCTGGAATATTGTTGTAAAAAATAAGGACATCCGACAACTAGATTCGTGTTCATCAAGTCTAATGATGTCCCAAATAAATTCTGAGCTTCATGAGTCGTATTATTTGCATCAATAGATAGTTCAAATGATGTTTCTGTCGTTAATATGGAACTTGTCTCGGTGGCTAATACAATATCTATGGGGGTGTGTGGACGAGTTAACGTATACATTAATATATGCTCGTCCAATGATTTATTATGTCGATAACAATCAACGGAACCTGTATGATATACATTTGCCGATGATGAAATAAAATCTGGATTAGAAATAGCAACCCAATCAGCATATGTTGTTGTTGCTATTCCATAATTATTATTTGTTACGTTGATATACATATTTTATGAACAACCTTGAAATATTCCGGCATAATCTATTGTGGTGCTATATAATCCTGCACCGCCAACCGGGCACGTTGCACTGCCGGAGTTGCTAAACACTATAAGACTAGAACTTGCTATTCCATTCGTTATAGAGTCGTCGCCGAAATATACATAGGTATTTGCCGATACACTCCCCGAATTTACAGAATTATTGTGGAAATCTAGGTAATCATTTGCCGTTGCTCTTCCATAATTTCTAGCGTAATCACTGAAACCTAAGTAATTATTTGCCGATGCACTTCCATAATTTATAGAGTTGTTTATGAACTGTGTATTATTATCTGAATGTGCGCTTCCATTATTTATAGAACTGGCACCGAAATACGTGTCAGTATTTGAATACGCACTTCCATTATTTGTAGAACTACCGTAGAATCCTGTAATGATGCTAGATGTTAAATTTGCTAGATTTACTCCGAAAATAGAACTAGTTAAACTTCCTACAATAATGTAATTATATATAGTTGACATATTTTATGGATTTGCCGGGGTTGATATTGTTCCATCAATATATATCGGATGACCTGCTATTGGAAGTATATTTGCCGGTATAGTCCACGCAGAATCTATCCACCAGTTATTGATATTGTTAAAGTTTCCATCTCCCGTTGCATTGTTGTAGTAATACGCCATTGGAGGAGCAGATGGAGTAGCAGTGGCTTGATTTGAGTTGGCGCTCTCATCCCCAGCGTTCAGAGCCGAAACGACGTAGTAATACGTCGTTCCGTTCGTCACGGTAGTATCTGTGAAACTGACATTGGTGGTCGTTCCAACCGTCGTGTAAGAACCACCAACCGTGGTTGACCGCTTGACGTGGTAACTTGTTGCGCCCGACGCTACCGTCCAAATCAGCCCGACTTGTCCATCTCCTGATGCGGCCTCCAAATTAATCGGGAGCGGCACATATGGTATAATATTTTCAAAATGTCTAACTTCTTGTATTCTATAAAAAATATTATTACCGGCCAACATATTACCAAAGCCATCATCATATACAACAACGGCATCATCCGTTGAAAAATTATTAATCATTACACTATTAGGGAGAATAGTTTCTCCGAAGATTTTACGGGGCACATTTATCAATAAAAAATTATCATGTATATGTCGATTCGTCTTGGAAAGGCCAAAATCTATATTTTCCAGTCCAAATGTCTTCGCTGGATTGTGAGACGAATTATAAAATGTATTATATATCTGAGAATATACTAATCGAGTATATGTTCCATCAGAATTTTGAGGTTCGGTTGATTCATCGAAGTGCCCACTTCCACTTGTTCCTACTTGAAAATCAATATTACCATCAAACTGTATCTGCTCTAACGCAATATTACCGTCGTCCGTATAATTTCCGGTATATTCCCACACGATGGATGTTTCCGTATATCCGTCTAACAATATTAAATCACTATTAGCATTATTATTAAGAGTCCACTTTTTAGTAGTTTTTATGGGCGTCAGGATAATATTTCTAGGATTTATCGTTTTAAGCATAATCTATGAATATAACTATTATCTAAGTAGAGATTTAAGGATTATTGACAAGTCTTTTTTGATGTCAGATTCCCACAAACGAATTACTGTATAACCTCGTGCCGCCGCCATTTCATTTTTTAAATTGTCATTTAGCCTATTTTTTTCGATATGTTTACAATGTTTCTTAACGCCCGGTCCACCGTGCCAATAATCGCCATCAATCTCCAATATAATCGGCTTACCTTTGATTTTGAAATCATATATTTTACAATGAATAGTATCATTGATACAAAATCCCCAATAATATTCAATGTTGGCAGCATCTAATATTGACGAAACAAACGTTTCTAGCTTATTCATATGTTTGCATCCGAAATTTTTTGCTATGGTTTCGGGCGAATGATGCTTGCCAAACATTGGATTGTTTTTTCCGATATATCTTCCGCTTAATATATGCTCTTTGGAGATTTTATCTTTTGTTTCTTGTGAGTGATGCTTTCCATAAAATGGATGATCCTTGGGATTTGACATTCTGATCTTTGCTTTGTTTCCGATTTTAATTTTAGTTTCTTCCGATTGAGGTTTTCCAAACATCGGGGATTTGAAACCAACCCATGTTTCTCTCAATTTGCCGTGACATTCCAGAGAGCACGTTGGTTCGTTATATTTTTTGGAAAATCCTTTACATATTTTATTGCAGATTACACAATTAGCCCAACCATATTGTTTAAAATCATTTAAGTTTTCTGACACATAATCAATAAATTTAATATTATGATTTTTTAATAGATGTTGAGAGATTTGCTTAGAATGAATTGAACTATTACAGCATTTACATGTAATATGCGTATTATTGGTTTTATTGTGATTTTTAGAATAACAAGTTCCGCATTTAGATGACCGACCATTGAATAAGTTCCCACATTCCGAGCATAGTTTCCAATTTAAATGTTTAAAATCGGATATGTTGTTCTTGGTATAATCGTCTGGCAACTCTCCATGAATCTTTAATATGTGATTTCTAAACCACTTCATGTTGCCCGATTTATTACAATATCTACAAGTTATAGTGTTGCTCATACAATATAACTATAAGTGAGGTTTAATTAAACACTATCAAGTCGAAGTTTTATTAATGCCTCCGAATTAAGTATCGATTCGTATTTTGAGCAATGCTTCCGAACTAAACGACTTAACTAATGGCCTACTTAATTTTGCAACGGCTATTAATTCGTTACTATCATTATATAAGCCTACGGTCGTAATATAAGTTTGTGGATTTGTTATAAAGTTTGGATTATAAATATAACCTGCCGGATGAACTCCGTCGGTTCCGTCGTAAGTATATGTAGGATTATTACTATAATTAAATTCTTTATTTTTTACTCTTATATAATATTGGATGGATGGAATAAATTCGCTACATTGAACGTTCATACTATCAGATGATGCCACAATAGAATTAAATAATACATAATGGTTTATAGCATAATCATAACTGGCCGGAACAATTGGAGAATATGGATATGTTCCGGATTCAAGCCCAACTAAAGTATTAATTGCCGATGCATTTAATACGACTATACCCGATGCCGGGAAAAATGTCCCAAGCCCCTCATACGTCGGAGAGGTTGGTGGCGTCGTTAAATTTCCTTGTATTATTTGATAGGACGTATTTACAGTTGAAACATATTGGGAATCATCTATGAAAGTAAAGGTTCCGTTCGCTCCCACTAAACTAAATTGAAGAGCACCAGCATCAACATTATTTTTCATTTTAAATGATGAAAACGAGATCACCCATATATCATTAGCTGCTATGGTTGAACTACCCAATTTCATATAAAATAATCCGGAATTAGCCAGTAGGTTGGAGTATTGAGTATAGATAACTTTAGATGGATATGCTCGTATATCTGCAATATCCGATGTAAATGATCCACTTCCCTTATTTCCATTTACATTTCCATATGCAATAGAAAAATATGGATCACTATTATTATACTCAGTCGTCGTAGGAAATACATTTAAATAATACATCGTCCGGTGAACATTATATTTACTGTTACTTCCATATGATGGATTTGCGTTTGAGTCGATCAAACCGAGAAAATCAGATACCATCCCAGACTGGACAACTGACATTACATTGTTGGGCCATATTCCCGTAGAAACTCTAAGAGAACGTCCCGCAACTACGTCAGAATTTTGGTCAAATTTATTGAATATCATAATTAATTGGTTGAACTTTAGACTTATTGTTTTTTATAAATATATCAATAGGTGTTTCTATGATATTATCAGCAATTTTTCGACACGTTTCGATGAAATAATCACTATTAAAATTTGACTTCATTTTATTAATATCCTTATCTACCCATTGAATATTATTTTTAATATAACCTAAATTAGAATCTATTCTATCAACCGACGCATTCCCGACTCTGTAGTTTCGTCCTCGATTGACAAATGACAGCGTTACTCCTGAATACGCACATTTCCCGTTTTGTGTATTATATTTGGAATATAAGTCTTCCATTGAAATAGAACATTCTCTGCCATTTGCTTTGGCATGGTTTTGAATATCTGTAATATATCTATAGGGCATTTCTCCAATACCTTTACACATGCCATTTTTAGCACCAAAATTTGCTTTACCCAAAATCTTCGAACTGCATTTTTTACATAAAGATTTCATGCGATTTGCTCTGGTCTTAGATTTTAGACTATTATAATATATGATTTTATCGCAATTTGGGCAGTTTCTGTTATATTTCGTAATCATGATTAATTAGTTGAAGTTGAAGGAACGATGACTGTTATTTCTATGGATATAGATCCGCCCGACTCATTTCCAATAATAGTTAAATTGGTTGTAGTCGTAACGCTCAATGTGCTATTCGGAATAAATGCAAATACATTCCCAACGGCAACCTGAGAACTAGCAATGTTAATATTACCAATAAACGATGGAACTATATTAGATAGGGTATTCGTGGCATTTGCTTGTTGAACGATTAGTGTTCCAACGTTCTTATTTCCTAAAATTGCTGTGTAGCCCGCCGTTAAATTATAGGATGGTGCAGTTGATGGACTTATCGTAATATTTCCCGTATAATTATTGGGAACGGAGATGCTAGATTGAGCAATTGTTATTACTGGAATTGACGTAACACCTTGATTCAAAGTTACTAATTTATATTTTAACATTTGAGTTTCATCGGATAATGGTTCAAATATAGGAGTATTTCTCAGTGCAACATCATAAAATGCGCTACCACCGGGATGAGTTGGGTCGTATAGGGTATAATCTATTTCATCATCGGCCAATGCAAATGAGGTAATATTCAAGTTTCCATTTTGGGCGAGTAATTCCCTTCCTCTCTGAGTGAGAATTGCGTCAATCGTTATAGTTTGTGAATCTAAAAATGCCATATAATAATTTGTTCTTCTTTATACATATAATCGAATTTCGATTTTTCGTAAATTAGTTCATAATTCCAATCGCATCCTTAATTAATATAAATACTGGGTTTTCGGAATGTTTTAAAGTATTGATGTCTACACTTGAAGAAATTGTCTCATAAGCGGTCACGACAAACGTGCTACTTGAGACAACACTTGAAGTTATAAGAAGCAAATTGTTTACTTTAATTGTGAAATTCATCCCAAAGTAGTGACCGGAAACATAATAGTGGTTATTTTTATAAGTTGTATTATCATTTGTAATGGGAATATGTATAGGAAAAACCCCCATATAAAGATATGATGCCGTTTGTCCGGGCGCAATTCCGCCGCCCGGATCACCACTACTACTTTCATAATAATGCGAAAGAGCGAAAAAATAATTAATTTCTGATTTTCTATATATTGTCGATTGGGCACTGTTGAATGACGATTTGTTCGTGAATATATTTTGTTTATGGGAATGGTGATTTCGGGGATATCCACTAGCAAGTTCAAAATAATCACCATCATCGGGGGATGTAAGATTATAAGATTCGGTATCCGGCACTTTTATATAATCGTATAAATATACCGATGCTGAACTGTCAATTTTAGAATCGTCGGCAGCAGAATATCTATACTTCTTCCATCGTTTCAATATATGTGCCGATGACGAATACGGAAAATAACTATTTATTACTTTTTTAGTGATCGGGTCGATATATGATTCAAGTTGAGTATCATCGAGGGAATATGGAATATATCCGATAGATTGATAAGTGACACTATCATTTTTATTGGCTAAAATATCCAATTCAAAATCATATGGATTATAACCATCTTGTGCCATATACTCGATACTAGAAGTTAATATAAAAGATGCTGATCGGGGCAGATTGATTTCATATAATTCAGCGTCTCCCGTGTTTATTGATGCTGTTACTGGTTTAAATGGATATTTCGGACGTTCCAATATAGTTGGGGCGATTAATATACCATCAACTACATTTGCCCGTGCCGGTAGCAATTTTTTAATAGAAGAGAATATAGATTTGTTAAAATATAATCTATAAATCGTCATCAATTCACCAAATAATGTAGTTTGTTGTTTATTTTTCAGACTATCTACATATGATGATTGCAATTGTTTTAAATTCAAATATTGATTATCATACATTGATGATGGGTCTCCAATAGATGACATCAAATCATAACTTCCCAATTGCCGCACAATATCTTTATTCTTAAAATCTTGGGGATCTAAGAAAAGTCCCAATAAGTTTGAAGATGGCGTTAATTTTTCCGTGTTTTGTGTTGATGTATTTAGATTATCAAGTCGACAAACAACTTCTTGGTCGATATTATTGACTTTATTCGTATTAAATTGATTGGGTCCGTAAAATGATGAATTTATTGTGTTTAAATATTCAACTTCGGTAAATTGATATGGATAAATTCCTAACTTAGTATTTTGGCAAGCCGAGGTATTATATGATGATGTCGTTGCACCTTCCCATGCATTTGAACTACTTAGATAGGTTGAATAGAGAGAATTAGAATTCGGCCATATTGATGATGAGTTCATATCAAAGGGATAATCAACACTCATTCTAAATAATAAATCTTGTTGACTACCCGATTGATTGTTTGAATATGAATTTATATTATTTACATAATCATCAAAGGTTAAGTCGGAAACAGCATTTTGAAAGATTTCAAGTTTATCAAAGGAGCCGACAAGAGGAGTTGAATTATGAGGTAGGAACCAGCCACCAATGACTATTCTCGTAGTTGGGAGTCCGTCAAAATTAATCATATGTTATTATGTGTGAATTGCACCATCATACATTATAAATATAAGAAATTATTACAATGGAGGCATCAATTAAAATTCATTAATCCAACTGGAAATCTTTCTATGGGTCTTCTTCCCAAATGAGAAACTAATTCCGTAGGACTTTCATCGGGACACCATCCATTAACATCACTCATATTGTAGGCTTTTAAATTTAATCTTATAATAGATTTAGCCAACTCAATATCTTGATAAATACAATATCCCGTAAACAACGAATCATTTAAAATTTTTTGAACCGATTCTCTCGTATAAAATTGAAATGCTCCAAACCAAATCCAACCCATATTAGATTTTCTAAAATCGCCCGCAATATCACAATCATTAGGTATAGTTGGAAGACTTTTTATTTTAGTATCGGGGTCAATTTTTATTAAACTATCATAATCAGATTCTTCTAAAAATTTACGAAGAAACCTCTTGGTCCATTCGACAGTTGATTTATCTGAATTATCAACTTTCCAAACATTACCAAAAGAAATATCCATATCCGTTACAATTCTAAAATTATTTTTAAATCTATCATTAAAGGATTTTACGGAATCTATTTCAGATTCTCTTGATAAGGTTGTTACGATTAAGGGATTCATTTTATTATTAATAGTTTATGATAAATGGTAGGGTATATCCATCTGCATATATTGAGATAACGTCGCTAAGATTTGCGCCAGGAATTGAACGAGCGTCATCGAGATGATTTATGTTAGTAACAGTTAAAGTTTTATGGGAGTTTGGGTTATTCCATTGGTAGGGTGTTGCAGACAGAGTGAATGGGAATCCACCGTTAATGGACACTGTGTTCCCATTGGTTACGGTAATATTGTTTATTGTTATTGGCGTCTGCGACGTGTTCGCTATGTAGAAAGAGTTTGTTGGATACCAGAAACTAGCCTGTGCGGGTGATACGTTTGAACTCCAATACTCAGCATAGAATTCTATCGGTGGATAAGTATTCACATCGCCCCCCCCACCAGCACTTCCAATATTCCAACTAGCAGTTACAAATGACGTTAGATTTTGAGAACTCTCCGTCACAGATAAGGAAGCGGTGTATGCTCCGGGATTTAAATATATTAATTGAGCGTCAACGGATGAAGTAGTAAAACTTCCACTGCCATACGTCCAAAGATAATTTAATGTTCCCGTTCCATTATAAGTTGACGAATTGGTAAATGATGCGGTTGATGGTGCCGTTGCTGATGAAGTTGTATAAGTGAATAGTGCTGTTAATGTTGGGGGGGGCGTATAATAATTTATATAACTAGAACTAATATTTAATAATTCATCACCCGAATTATTTCTCTTAACTACCAAATCATATTGTCTCGGTAATTGATTGAGACTCCCTATAAAATTAGAGATATCAAATTTCGGATCTATTTCGTTCTTTCTTATCAACACGCTATATATATTACCATCAAATAAAGAGAATTCTGGACTTTCGAGCTTAAACTCTTCTTGTCCTTTATATCCCACCCTAAAATATATTGTGCCGGAATTTGAACTATCCGTTCTTGTAAATCCAACGGCCCAATCACCTGATCCTTCCATGCTCGACGAGTTTGGATACATGCCACCCGATTGATTTATCGCTCCGAATAATATATTATCATCTCCCTTCGAATAATATTCCGGATCATTAAACCGAACTTTAAACATATATGCAGAGGCACTATTTATTCCGTCTAAAGTAAACATATCATTTGGGGCGGATTCGTCCCAAGTATATAGATAAGCCCTTTCATAAAAATCACAACTACCCGTTGAAGAATGGACGTATCCACCATACTCTTTAATATTAAGTAAAGATTGGGGAATTCCATAACAGGCCAATAACAAATCAACGGATTGTTGAGTTCCTTTTGTTTTATAAATTAAAGGTAGATTTTTTAGTATTCTGTTTTCTATAATTTTAATTCGATCTGCCGAACTTATTGCCGTGTAGCTGCCGGTGAGATTATAATTCAATATATTATCTTCAGATAGTATGTCTGTTATGTCCCAGCCCATTTCTTCTAAGATAGCACTGACCATCTTATTTGATAACATCGTATCCAATGAATTTCCTGTCATTTTCGCCCCCGGCAAATTCGAAATATATATGTAAATATTATCAAAGAAATGCCCAATCATTGACAAGAATATTATATAATCATCGTTATTAATATCTTCCAAAATATATTTGGGGGTATTCTTTATAAGACTATCTCGGTTTTGAATATCATATGCCAAAGCCGAACTCTCTAAATCTTGAATTTGTGCTGTGTTTGTAAAAACTCCGCTGATAGTATCGTAAATTCCCAAATCAAATAGATAGGATTCATAACCATCAAACGACTCAACAATACTATCTAACTGGTCATTCAAGTTCAACAATTCGGTCGTATAGAATGGATAAGTAGTATTATTTAATGCTATATAATCTTGATTCTTCGTATTTAATAAATTGATGGTTGAATTTAAACTATCCAATTGTATTTTTTTATTTTTAAATATTTTCAATCGAACTTCTGCCGAAGAAAATATTATGAATTTTGTAAAGTCGGTATAGTCTATCGTCAATTCCTTTATTTTTTTACTGATACTTATATTTCTATTATCGATTAAACTTGGATTTATATCATTAATAGAATATTTTTCATTTCCCCCAGATGCCAATATATTTTTATCCTTTATTGAAAAGTCCGGTCCTTTTATAGCATATGTTCGAATGGGATTCGAGTCATTAATCAATACGTTTAATATAATGGGACTCAATGATATATTTGATACCCAACATGTATCACCCATCGATAAATTTGATGGTAGTGATTCTTTTAGTTTTATGACTAAACTTATACTTCCATCTGATTCATTAAATGCCCCACTATTTAATATAGTATATATTTGATTTTGCCCGAAATTCAACCCATTCTTTAATGGTGAGTTATAAATATTATTATATGAACTAGACAATTTATCGGCTATAACTTGATAATAATATTGCACTATAAAATCATAGAAAAATTTCTTAATGTCAATATAATATGCATCCGTTATAGTATTTGATAGCTGAGAAACTTTAGAATCTATAACAGAATTTACAATACCTATAAATTCCAAATCAAGATTATCAAATGTAATGGACGATGTCATATTATCCATTATATAGTTGAAGAAATACGATTTTATTCCTTGAATTCGTGTCGTTATTCCGTTATTATCAACATTCGAATATGAATAAACATCTTCATAAATATTTATGATATAATTTATTATGTCCGTATCAGTTTTTAATGATGATAGTCGATTAATCGTTTCTATCGATCCGGTATATTGTGATTTTATTTTATTATAAATTGAATTCGCCGGAAATGATATGAGACCATCTATATATTGCTGATATATGTCTGATATGAGAACCTGACCAGAATAAAAATTTATAAACTTTTGTGTTGTCAATCCCTGTGGTAGTAATTTAACTTCGGTCCTACTGGGAGATATCTCTTTTATAACCAACGGAGAAGTTTGGTCTCCGGCCATATTTCTTACGGGGTTATACGTTAAAAGATAACTTCCACTATTATAACTTCCTATCGTGTTTAAATCGCTTGGAGGATTTATTAGCAGGTTGGAATTGTTATAGGTTATAAATCCATTGCTTAATATTACATTGGAAAAAGCGATGGGATAATTTAATGAATTTAGATAAGAATTGGATGATGTTACATTACTTGACCCCGTTATAACTCCCCATCCCATTAAGGTTTGGTCTAAATCCCATATACCAAGCTCAATTATATCGGAATTTGATGTCCCATACCATATATTCGAATTATCCGCCGAAAAATTTAGCAATGCATCGTCGGCACTGGATAGATACGACCCACTATTAACCGGAGAGTTTTTACTGGATATAGATTGATATGAAACAAATTGCATGTTATTTTAATGCTGTATACGGGAATGTTGTGCTAAAATCTGATGAAGCCACACCTTGCCCAAGTGAAATTCTCAGGCTGATTATAGTTTGTTTAGCCGCCAAAATATCTGCGGCAGTAGTGTTATCCTGTTGTAAATTAGTAATATCCGTCAATTGTTGTTGTAAGTTGTTATTGTCTGTTATTGACTGTGCTAATTGAGTAGATATATCCTCAATCGAACTCGTTGCCGCTGTTAATGTCGGCACCGATATGAACTCGGTAAACTCGATAGGATAAAAACTATTAAGTTTAGAGGTTGAATAATTATCATTATTGAGGGGGATTGATACAAAATTCTGATTAAATTCTGATGACTTTGGATTGATCAATAAATTATTACCACCATCAATTTGATAGGTATATGTTCCAGTTTTCTGGAAATTCGCAATCTCTGTAGAAAAATCCATATTATCGGACAATTTTAAATTTCTTGCCTGTATCTAAAGTATAAGTATTGGTGGTATCTATAATTTTAATTAATATTTGATACTCTCGTTCAGGAAACAGACAAATAGTATCGAGTTCAAAATAATTTCCAAGTGGATAATCACAATTTATTTGAGTATATTCGTCAAAGTCAACCACCATTTCATTTGTTATATTATCTCGTATTCCATAATATGAACTTGTTGGGAGATAATTCGGAGTAGTGTATTGGTCAAATTGATATCCTACATTGAAATTCTTAGACGGATATTTTTCAGCCGAAGATATATAAATTGTAATTACATTTCCACGTTGATATTGATAATTTAAGTCTTTAACATTTACATTAAATGGGTGGGAAATATCTAATTCGGACATTACGCTACTAGTATAATCAATACTGCTGGTATAGGAAAAACTAGATGTATAAATTGATCCACTGAAGGGCAGAACAACTTCCAGTCCATTGAATAATCCACTCGTAAAAAATCCATCATAAGATGCGCTACCAGAATTATAAAATGACAATTTCCCTATCATATTACCACTCATATAATCACCGTTTAAATTTGCCGTATAATATGATGAAGTTGATGCTTCCATTGATAAATTTAAAATAGAAAACTTACAATTAGACAACCAAATATTTGGAAAACTACCACTGATAATTGCATTTTCAACCATATTATCAACGTAATATGCCGTAAATGACATTCCTTCCCATATACCATCCGTGAATGACGCAGTTATCAAATGGGCATCAAACATATTTCCACAACTACCCGTTACTCCAACCGAGTCTGCCGAAACTACTCCACTAACTCCTCCTATAAATGGCAAATTTAATATGTTACCACTCAATCCAGCTCCGAATACAATTCCACTAGCCGATAAAATCGAGGGATCACTTTGTATTGTTGTATTTAACCCGGCACTTCCAGAAAACGTCCCACTTATAATCGGAGAAGATAGGAAGTATGATGAAGTCGTTGTAATTCCTGTTATTGATTCGCTTATAAATGATATATTGACACTTGATGTTTCCGTGCTTCCTGTTATAAACGAAAAGGAATTCCATCCCATATTTAAATAGGGTGAATATATCGTGTTAGTATTTTCGCTGAAATATGAAATTGTAAATGCCGTTCCAGTTACTTCTGAAGATGCCATTAGCATAATACCTTCATTTGGAATTTCGCCGGTCAACCATGAAGTTACTATTGCTGTAATATCAATATTTAAATCAGAGGTGGAATATCCAAAACTTTGAGAGCATATACTCGAAGAATACCACGTTCCACCACCATCAACTGAAGCAGATTCTGTTAATGATATGTTAGAGTGAACTAATGACGAGGAATCAGCCGTCCAATTCGAAACACCATCTCTAGTTTGCCACGAAACTCCATCACTTGATCCTCCATCCGACAAATACCCAGTCCCCATCGTCCAACTTTGACTCACAGCAAATGCATATATGGTATAATTCAAGGGCAATTCTAATTCATCACACACTTTCAAGTTGAGATAAAATGAACTACTCGAAGTTCCGGCATTTACTGCGGACTGTGAAATAGCAGTTAAATCAAACTTGATAAGGGAACGATATGCAGTTAAATCACTAACAACTACAGTCGATGGATAATCTATGATTCCATACCCCGTTAACTCCCCAACAACACTCCCACTAAAATTTGAAATTGAACCCGAAAAATATGAATTATAGTCATAGGCAGTTACAGATGAACTTATCATACCAACGAAGGAACTTGATACTATACTTCCACTGAATATTGTTATAGGATTATTATCGATAGACCCGCTAAAATAGGAAACATTAATACTTGCACTTGTTCCGTATACATCACCATCGAAGAAATCTGACTGTCCGATGAGTGATCCGCTGATAGTTCCATAAAATCCGCTAATTGTAATGTTAACATTATCTTCATTATAACTTTGGCTTGTAAATGGACTTGTAATTGATGAGTATCCGCCCACAGTTCCTACTTTTAAAATTTCAGTCATTCCGAAATTTTTATTCTCGTATCCACTATCATTCGTTATAAAAGAATCTTGGGTTGGAAAAAAATATTTATTCATTTTGAGTTATCATCCGATGTTAATTTTTATATCAGATTCCGGGTATTTTACTTGAAAAACAGCCGGATCAATACTGGGAAATATTACATTATCCTTTGTTGCCGATGTGATATTATATTCGATGGGTGAATATGTTCCGTCCGTTATTGTTTTATTATAAATATTGATGGATGATACTGATTGAACTCCCATAACGCTGGCAACGGCAAGTTGCAATACTGATATATTAATGGGCTGTGAGAATGACCAGTTATCGATATTAAAAAATGCAGTTACGGCATTTAAACAGTCTAATATAACGTCTTGTTTATTATACCCATTATAAATTGATATGGAAACATCGACTCCTATATTGATAACATATCCATCAATTACATTGATTTCATCGGTTAATATCCTATATTGTTTTAGATAGGTCATTAAATTATATATCGTTGCCGGATTGGTGGGAATTAAATTTTTGTTGGCATCGTATGATAGAACATATACATTTATAGCAAATGGGTTTGTGTTGGTTGTTGAAAATTGACGAGATAATGATTCTGATATATTTACAGTATTATCTGATGATATGGTGCCCGTTGATATTGTATAATTGTTATTTAAACTTGAATTTGATATGACAATGGCCTTTGCAATGGAACCAAATTTGGGTGGTAGGGAATAAATTCTTGCTAAATAATCCGAGGTAGTAACGGTTCGATTTTGTCCGCTAAAAGTAGCAGTAGCATTCATTCTAATCTCATCGTTGGTTTCAACTCCATTACCGCCCACACATGGCGAAGAATTAGAAACTTTCAACGAATTTTTTACAGTATTCATTAAATCCGATTGGGCGGGGGTAAGTCCCCCAACAGATGTTCCGTAATTGACACTTATAACGTTAGTTATTTCTCCAACTTGACAGTTTGAAGATAATCCACCACCCACCAAATATCGGACAGTTAAAGTAGTATTTGCCGGAGAAGTTCCATAATTATCATTATTTAAAAAAGAAGATGGGTCAATTGGAATATTAATGGATGATATATTTCTAAGACCGTTACCGATTAAATTGGAATCTAAAGTCACTAATTCATCTCCAACTACATTTGTGCCGGAACCAAATGTTAGTGTCGTTATATTATTTTCATCGATGGAAGTTACAAACTTCTTTGAAGTTGATATATATTCCAATATATAAGGAACGCTATCTCTATATGGAGAATAACTATTTTGTTGATTATTATTTACTGCTATAGGTATTAATTCCTGTGCCATGTAATCGGCTTCATACCACCGATTATGGTCGGAATCATACATGTCAATTATTTCCAATACATTATCTTCGTCCAATGAGAATGAAAAATTTGATGTTTGTCCTTGAATATTTACTTGTTTCGTATAAATCTGCCCCCCAATTACATTTCCCGTCTTTTGTAAGAGGAAAAATTGCGGAGTTCCATCTTGATTTCTAGAATAAACAGTTTGAGTTAGGGGCGAATTTACCGTATTAATTGAGAAATCTACTTCTTGAGTTAATGTGAAAAAAGTATTGTTATTGCTGGAAAATTGAGAATTTTCCCCGATTTGTAATAAATAAGTAGAATCCGGAGTATAATTTCCGAGAGTATCACTTATAGCAGGACATAATTGATAAACATCAATTGTTCCGACAGAAGTTCTGGATGCTTTTACTTTATATCCAAGATAAGACGCTAAATTTATAATATTCTTTCGTTCTTGGGCAGTCGATAATAGTCCTTCCTTAAACATATAATCGGTATAAAACCCAAGAACATCACCAACATATGCAGCCTGTTGAATAAACATCATTCCGGGTGACGACGGACTGAAATCTTTATATGTTTGAGGATAATATGTCTTAGTAAACGATATGAGAGCATCTCTCATCTGAGAAAAATCACGATTTAAATATCTAACATCTTTAGAATCGTTGGGTGAGAATGTCTTGTTAATTGTCGTCGCCATACAATATAAATATCCGATAAAGTCAAAATATTAATATTATATGCTGGTGGTAATCACTAAATCTATACTATCTTGTTGATTAGTAGCATTAATAACAAATTGAACATTTATATATAATATGTAATTATCGGTTAAATTAGTATTTCCATTAGGATCATTCGTTAAAATTGTAATTTTGCCAACTGATATTCCACCAACCCATCGAGCTACATCTTCCGTTATTATGTTTCGAACCTTTACATCTAATAAACCATCATTCGGCTCAAATACCACATTCCACAACCTACAACCAAAATCAGGCGCAAATCTTCTTTCTCCCGGAATAGTATTAAGTAAATTTATGAGATTTACCTTATACATCGAATTAGTATCGACAGTCTGCTCAAAATAGCCGTCTTTTCCGTTCTGAATTGGTAATGAAAGTCCCAGTCCCATATTATTTTTTCATTGATTTTGCCAAAATAGCCTTAAAATCCCATTTCATAAGATTATCAACGGCAGGATCTTTTCCTTTAAAATCAAGAACAGAATCAGTCGTTGCTATATGTTGCTGATGACTTGGTGCAATAGCTTCGTTAAGCATTCCTCCATCTGGATTAGAATTCATCGACAGTGACCCATCCATTCCTACATAGGGACTTCTCCCCGATTCTCTGGTAGATAAATCATTGACGGTCTCATTTAAAATCGCATTTATCATCGGATCTTTTGTATAGGTCTTGGCTACTTTGGGAGTTGTTGCGACTTGTCGAGGTTGCGGTTCCTGTTGACTCATCAATTCTAATAAGGAAGTATTAGATTGTTTTCTAGGAATAGGAGCAGACGGAGTAACATCTGGTTCGGCATCTTTCGTTAGTAACTCTTGTAATAAAAGGGGAAGTTGTTTCTTTACTTCTTTTGAGACCATTTGCTCTATAAGAGTTTTCAATAGTTTAGTGTTGGCATTCATATGATATAAATATGGGTTAGTTTGTGGTTATTTCTTATAATCGTGTCCGGGAGCAAATCCACCACCCGTGACAAATACCCGCTTACTCTTTAACGTATCTAATTTAGCAATCATCGAATTCAACTGAGCTACTTGAGGTGTCATTTGTGTCTGCCCCGGTCTATCAAAATGAGTATGAGTCTTGAGCCAAGTTAATAATTCATTTAGGAAATTCACGGTGGTCTGTCCTAATAACACCGGTTCGCCTTTTTGATTTATTTCTCCCAAATAAATCCTAGGCGAGTTTATAGCACATTCTGAATTGGTTGTTAATACCACTCTATCTTGAGCATCAACAATAAATTCGCTATCCGTCACTATCCCATATCTCTTCTTGGAAAAATGTAAAGATTCTCCATACCGAGAAGAAAATATTAGTCGATCACTATTAATAACGATTTGGTCTCCATCCAATGGAGAAGGATATTTAAAATTGGTAGTTCCTTGAAAAGCAGGAACTTCCTCTCCTTTTCCATCACCATACATTGTTTTAAAACAAGTTGTTACAAACTTACTAGTTGTCTTTCCGCTGGTAATATGAATGGATGATCCGTCTAGATTTACATCTTCGGAAATATATCCCCCGACATTTTTCTCTTGGGGAGTGCCTTTTATTGTGGATGCTAATATAGATTTTGCCGGACTGCCATGTAATGATAAAGTTTTACCTTCTTCTAAGATGGGACGTTGTCTATTTCTAATTAAAATCATCGGATTGCCGCCGTTATTTACATAATCCGTATTGGACGGACTGCTAATATCATTTTTCCGATTATTATCATATGCCGTAAAATGGATACTTTGACCAAATCTACTTTCAATTGCTAAATCACCTTCATATCTTCTTAAGTTTCTTATCCGGTTATTCGATACAAAATATTTTCCGGCATATCCAGAATATCCAGTATTTCCCTTATAATTTGTCGTTGATGGGTTTGTCCCGGTATAAGGAGTCGTTGAAAATAATTCGGTATTGGGTGGATTAACGAGATCAATATTAAAATCTAAATTATTATTGGCCCAATTATGATAATTAACTTTCTTAGAATAATACGTCTTTCCGTTATATTGAGATAAGACTACCGTTTCATATATTAGAGGATATTCGGAAATATTAGATTCGGCTGGATAAGCCCATATTAATTTATCCTTGCTTATATTTTTTCCTGATTCAATAGGCCGAACTAATATTCGACCAATCCATGAATAATCAATATCAGTTTGATTAGCCTGTTTATTATTAACGGCCAATGGCCATCGGTCAGCATCTACAGTATTAAAAACACCGGAACCCCTCTTAAAAAAAGGATGGGAGTCATCTAAAATAACATCAAGAACAACTCCCAATTCAAGTTCATAAAATTCAAGTTGAGTTGCTGAGTTGGATGATTTATGATTTAATCCAAAATGATCAACTGTTCTTAAATTTTTATCGGATGATTTGGTATAGGCCATAATTACATTTTGAAATTTTCAACGGGAACATTTATCGAAGACTTTAAATCGGTAACACTTGATTCTATAGAATTTCTTAATTGCTCTTTTTCTTCTTCACTTAATAATTCTCCATTAACTGCACCCTCCTTAAGAGTTTCCATTTTTTGAATGACTGCTATCATCTTTAAAAAATTATCATCGTTTTTTACACCTACGATCATAAAATCATTGATTCTTGGGAGCATTAAAATTGCGTCGTTCTTGTCTGTTATATGTTTTTGAATATCAGATAGAATGGTATTAATCTGCGTCTTTTTATTCTCTGATCGATTATACATTTCTCGATATAAATCGGTCATACTCTTATCGTCAAATATTATCTTATCATTATCCATATTATAATATATAGTGATGATTATCACATTTTATTGCTTTTTCGGAGATTATCTTCAACTAATAATGGTTGCAAATTTGTATAATGGACTGCTTTTAAAAATTGAGTTCTATCCGTCAAATCGAAAGAAGAAAGAGGAATAATATGATCGATGTGCCAAACCACACCATAATTATCCATTGTCATATCACCATAGAATTGAGATTTGAATTGTAATTTTAAGTCATCAATGGAACATCCTAAGTCTCGAACAGCCGAACCAACCTTGTAGTGTTTCTTCAATGCCGATGATATGCGAACTCGTAAACACGCTGCAATATGGAAATTTATATCTTCTTTTCTACGTTTTTTAATATATTCGTTACGAGAAGATTTATTGTTTTGATAATATCCTCTAGAATAATCTTTCAATTTATCGGCATGTTCTTCATAATAATTGTCGTAATATGCTGATAACTTATCTTTATTATCGTTCCAATACTTAGTTTTATATTCTGCGATAGGTTCTTTATGATTGTCCCGGTAGATTTTTACTTCTGATTTAATATGCTCCTTATTTTCTTCGTAATATAATTGATTATAACTCTTCGTTTTTTCCTTATGCCCGACAGATTCTCTAGTCCTTTTAGAATTATCCTTACATTGTTGCTTATTTTCCTGATAATATTTTTTGTTCTTTAATTTACGCCTAATATCCGACATTACTTTTTTGAGTAATTTTAAATCTTCTTTTAATGTGGGATTCATATCTCAATATTACCTGTGTTCTTATATTCATTACTAATAATTTTATAAAATGATTTCATCTTATTTAATATTTTTGTTATTGCTTGTGTCCGGCAATTTGAAATTTCTCTAATTATCAGATAAAGGACCTTTTTGTTATTCAGGTCGACTTTATCAGAATTTCTTAACAACTCGACAACAGCATTAGCTATTTCAGCATCTTGTTGTTTGGGGAATATTATAGGAATATTCTTTTCAAAGTATTTAACCATCAAACTCATAAAATCGTTCATTTCCATTTGATTGTGATGTTTATCAACTTGTTGTAATTGAACGGTATGTTCTTCTCGATCTTCTCCAATTTCAACATTTTGATTGAATTTTTTATAATTACCATTATTTAATAGGATTAGAAAATGCTTGGCGACGATAGAAAAATATGAATACGCCTTCGCAGGTCGGTCCGGATGGATCTTGCTCCTTCGTTCTGGATCAAATTTATGAATGTTTAAAACTAAATGACTAACAGCCTCTTTTTGAATATCAAACGGGCTGACTTCAAAGTAACTAAATTTAAATGTATTAAATATACATTCAACTAATTTAGTAAAGGGTTGATGTATTCTAGTTATATACAATTCATTCTTTATATTTTGATCATCTGTTGAATTGTATTCTATAATGGCTTGTTCCGTGTCATTTGTGAAGTATCTAAGCGGACTCGTTGGGCTAGTTAATTTCCGCTGTTTTCTTGGTTTTTTAGCTATAGATTCAACATGTGCCGGAGCAATTATCTTCTTAATTTTTTTACTCTTATGAATTTTAAATTTAATCTTCTTAACTTTAGATTTTAGTTTATTATTAATGATACTTTTATTTTTTGTAGATTTATTATTTTTTCTCATTTTGTAACTCCTCAATATTTTTGTTTAAATCCTCAACAACTTGCGTTAAATCGGCAAATATTTGCCCGACCATGTCATCCGATTCGAATAAGCCTTTTTCAGATATTCTAGAACTGAATACACCTTGTTTATCAATTTCTCTCATAGTAGATAGAGATTTTACTACTAATTCTCTCATAGAAACTACAAAAGCATCACTCTTTAATATTTCTTTTTCATAAAATGCTATTTTTTTCTGATGAATTTTGGAAAGAACTCCTAACGAAATATTAATTCCGATTGATATGGTGAGTAAGACTAACGACGTAACAAGTATTATAATCATATCTCTAATCTAAAAATTCTTTTAATTGTTCGATTGTTTCTTCAATGATATCCAAGTCTTTATCTTCGATGGCATCATTGAGCATTTTAATTATATCTTTAATATCTTGTTGTTCCATGATTATTTTGTATATATGAGGGTTAGTGTTACATTTCATATATATTATAATTTATTGCAAAACATAGATTTTTTTAAATATAATCTATATTACATCAAAAAATAGTAATAGTCAACTTATTATAACTATTTAATGATTTATTATTTGTGGAGAAGAATTAAATCCCTAACATCGTCTTGAAATGTGCCGCCAGCGCAACATGCCCCTTAATATTAGGATGCATATCGGGGGGTAGAAACATATCAGGAGTAAGAACCGTGCTCGTTTCAAATACTTCTACTCCTTTAACGGTAGCAGCCGCAGCACGAATAGTTTGATTAATTTGAAGCATTAGAGCAGCTATTTTTGGATCACTGCCATTAAGGGGGTCAGTATAAGTCATTACAATTGTTCTTGGTTTCTTAGCAACTGCAATAATTTTGGCTAGATTTTTCTGTTCTAACTTCCAATTAATAGGCAAGCCACCTTTAAAAAGATTTAACGCATCATTCCCCAACAATGACATAATAAGAACATCGGCTTTGATTTGATTTGCCATTGCCATTCGATTGCCGAAATTAGTCACCCATTGAATTACGGTGCTGCCCGGAACTGCACCTGCTATGCAGGACGGCCCCAGCAATTGGGGCCATCCATGTTCGTTTAATTCTCCGTTGGGAGTTGCACAAATTGCACTTGACCAGCTATCTCCGATTGTTATAATTTTCATTTTTTTCATTTTAGGTTTCATTTTTTTATATTATATTTTCAAATTTTATTATTAATATATCGGAATTGACCCACTACCCTAAAGGGATAGCGGCTTTCTTCCTCCGATCAAGTAAATCAATAATAACCTACAAGTCGAATAGTGGTTGACACAAATAATGCCAGTCCACTAGTTACATAATAATAAAAAGAACCGTCAGTTGCACATGGAAATGTCCCCTGTCCACTCCCATAGATCCTTTGAAAATTACTAGTGGCACCTTTACCGGCATACAATAATCTCGGATGAGAAGCCAAAGACCCTAATCCGTCTTGGGATATATATACAATATTTGTGTTCTCCGTGGTTGTACTCAGGGTTGTCCACCCATCTAAAATTACTGCTGATGTTCCTGTTGGAAGTATTCCAACCGAACCAGAAAATCTTACCCAACTACCATGGAGGGTGCTGTTGTTAAGGACGACGATGGGGGTTATAAATGTCGGGCCACCACCAGCAGTCCCCACTGGGGAATTTAACGCATAACTAGCCGTTGTTGATCTTAATGCATAACTAGCCGATATAGTAGTCCCCACTGGGGAATTTAACGCATAACTAGCCGTTGTTGATCTTAATGCATAACTAGCCGATATAGTAGACCCCGCCGGGGAACTTAATGCATAACTAGCCGTTGTTGATCTTAATGCATAACTACTGCTTGTCGCTGCACTCGAAGTTGCCGAATAACTTGAGCTGATTGATGCTGATGCCCAACTTCCCGATACTTGATATGTGGCGGGAACATAACTTGCACTCACGGAATTTTTAACATAACTCGATGTTGATGAATATGATGCTGACCCACTGGCGGCAAACCAAGTATTAAGGGTATTAATATCAGTTCGGAAGGTCGTTAGTGAACTGCTTTGATCAATCGGGAAGAAATCATAGCGAGAAAGTGTTCCAAGTGGATTTAATTGACTTATTTTAATAATTGAATCGGCCATATGAATATAAATATAATTGAAATGAAAATCTAAACAGTTATTTTATCGGATATTTAAACTTCATCAGTAGTTGACTGTCCATGAATATAATGATGACGTTAGTAGTTGTTTATTATACCACGCAATGGTATTTGTATTTGTCGAAATATTATTATTGGAAATATCCAGCGTTCCGCCTATAATATTAGATGCCGAAACTTCGGCTACTAACATAGATGTGATAATGTCTAAATCGTATTGGGCTAGTTCACAATACGAAACATTCAGATACTGAATTCCCTTCATCATACTAAGAGGCCACTTACGAATAATAGGATTTCTCGATACGTTTAGATATGACATGGACAGGGGCAACGCTGATAAATCGGATATATTATTACCACCTCCAACTGTATTAGATACGTCTAAATATGCTACGTTCGAATTATACAGCGGGGGTAATGTTGATAAATTACAATTTTGGCATGACATTGTTACCAACGACAATGGAACTCCATCTATAGAAGATACGCTAGAACTATTTAAAATTAAAGTATTTAATGACGTAGCCGTCCATAGATTGGTAAGTGTATTAAAAATATTTTCATTGCTGTTTAGATATGTTAGATAACTTTCTGATGATGGTGTTGTCGCTGTTAAATTTTGAATGGTGTTATTTCCGCTTGATGATGTGATTATTCCAAATGAATTATAACTAGCACTATAACTACAAGTAAAAGATTGATCTGATGATAAGATCGGTATTCCAGAAACATCAGAAGTAACGACAAAAATGTTGGCATCGCTACTTAATCTAAAAGATGGAGTTGTATCGGGCATTCCGTAAAAATAAAACGAAATGCTGTTATCCCCAATATCTAAATATGATGCCTCTACATATGTTCTATATGATCCCGCCGATAAATGTGTATTGTTTGTTAAATAGAAAGGTTGAATGGCACCTATTGACGACGTATTTGTTATAGTAGTATCGACGCCTTGAAGATATGAGTTATATGAAGCAGATGATAATATCTGAGTATCCCCTGTCATCAAATTTTGGACGATGAGAGATACTTTTGGGTTCCAGATAGAACTATATACACTACCCGTATTATGTAATACAGCGACTAATCCACATGCCGTTATATTTACTAAACTCGAAGTTTGAAGAGAATTGTTCATTCTTATTTCATCGATCTGAGCAATTACAGATTCCGTTACAAGAAGCGTTTCACCCGAAGAAAACGACGAAGTATTATATACTATATTAGTATGTGTAGTGATGGATGCTATATTTCCCGATTGATTTATATCGCTATTCACGAGGGATAACGCAACACTTGCAATATCTGCACTCCCGGCGGAAGATGCATAAGATGCGCTCACTGCATTTTGCGAATTCTCTGCATATGCAATAGCCATTCCCGTTACTAACGCATAAGACGAGGTCGTTGAATAACTTGAAGTATTGGCAAAAGAACTTGAAATTGAACTTAGACTACTTGATGCCCAAGATGCACTTAACGAGCTTGTAGCATATGAAACTTGTGCTGCTGTCGGAGCATTTAGAGCATATGTTGCTATATTAGCAAGACTAGAAGTAGCAGAATGAGAACTTGAAATTGAATTTAGACTGCTTGATGCCCACGATGAACTTAATGAGCTAGTCGCATATTTAGCAAGATTGGAATTACTAGAATAAGAACTTGAACTTATTCCACTACCCAACACATAAGTCTTTAAATCTATAGCCGTTAGATTTTTTGATTCAGGCAAAGACATGTCTGATATAACGAATAGATCATTACTTGCTACATTTGCTGCTGGTAAATTGTTTAATTGAGATATTCTTTCATTAGCCATATGTTTATAAATATAATCGAAATGGGAATTTAGAAAATATAAATAGTTATTTTATCACATTTTTATCACTTTTCGAAATATTGATTATATGTATAAGATATGGGAAGAAAAAAATTATACAAAACTAACGAGGAATTGAGAATTTCAATTAACGAAAAATCAATGAGATATTATCTGAAAAATAAAGAATTAATCCAAAAGAAGAATTTAAAACGATATTATGATAAGAAAGAAAAATAATAAGTGGACGGTTGAGGATATTGAGAAGTTGAAAGAATTGTATCCTGACAATACAAATAAACATATATCGGCTATCTTACATAGAAGTGAGCAAATTATAGCAGTCAAGGCTTCAAAGTTAAAGATAAAAAAATCGATATCGCATTTGCGGCATATGGCAACCCAACAAGACCAATCCCGATTGAGAACTCTTGATGAATTTATACTAGAATCAAATAAAACACATGATATTGGTGAATATGATTATGACGAGTCAAGGTATGTAGGAGCACATCAACTAATCGAAATAAAACACAATAAATGTGGAAAAATATTTACCCAATTAGCCAATACACATGTTCGTGGAGGTGGGTGTCCATTCTGCAATGGAACTGAAAAACGCTCAAATATTACTTTTAAAATGGCAGGTGAAGAGAAATATGAAGATTTAAATAGTTATGACCTAGTCGATTATAAGAATGCCAAAACCAAGGTTAAGATACGATGTAACCGGCACAATTTAATATTTGAACAGATACCCGATAGTTATTTACGTAAAAATACGGGATGTCCTGAATGTAGTCTAGAAAATAGAAAACGAAGAATCGATGGTTGGTCAGTTGACGATGATAATATATTAACAGCTTTATATTCAACTACTTCAAATGAAGAATTGAAATTAAAATTTAATAAGAGTGTGGGATCAATAGTCCAACGTGCTGGAAGATTTAATTTGAAAAAGGATGAATTGTATATTAGTAATTTAAGACGAGATATAAATATAAAATTAAAAGGTCGTAATTTAGATTATCAGAAAGTAAAAGAAATTGCATTAAAATTTAAATCACGACAAGAATTTGGAAAATTAGATACTTCAGCATATGACTTTGCCAGAAAAAATGGATATTTAGATGATATTTGTTCGCATATGCTGAAAATTAACATGAGTGCTCCTCAGTTAATGTTACAAACTATTATGGACGGTGTATTAAATAAAAAATCAATGTATAATACACGGCAAATCATAAAGCCGTTTGAAATTGACATATACTATCCAGAATTTAAGTTGGCATTTGAATATCAAGGAATCCATTGGCACGGAGAAGATAATACACGAGACGCAATTAAATTGCAACGGATGAACGATTTGGACATCAATCTAATTTATATAATGGAAACAAGCAAACAATATGAAATAGATATAAAAAATCAACTAGTTAACAATTTAACAGAAATAAATAGAATCTGTAATACGTCAATATTACCCGGTGATATACTAAATTTTAATATAGGAAATGTTTATGAAAAAATACATAATAAAGATACGTTATTTGCTATTGCAAGAACATACGATTCATATAAAGAGTTTAGAAAAATAGAAAAAAGCGTATGTTATAAACTAAATCTCATGGGGTGGATAAAACCTGCAACCGATCACATGAAAGATAAATGGAAAAAACTGACATTGGAGATGGTATTGGAGAAGATTAAAAAATATACAACGTTAAGTGATTTGCACGAGCATGATAAAGGAGCCTACGAATATATAATGCGAAATAAACTGAAACATTTGGTGTCGCATTTGAAACGAGGATCATATGCCGTAGATTTTACGCTGGACGAGGTAAAAACAAAAATTAATCAATATACAACAAAATGGGAATTTACAAAAGAAAATCCACGGATGTATAATTATTTGCGATCTAGAAGACTAACATATCTAATATCACATCTTACAAGTTTAAAATAATTATTTTTTATTCAATCGTTTGATGATGAATTTTACGAGTTCTGATCTAACAATATCATCATCGTTAAATTCGAATGTATATATTCCATTATTTCGAGACTCTTCATCGTTAAATTTATTCATCATTTGCAGGGCACCACTATTTTTAATATCTGACTGAGAATCATCGAATAACATGAATAGCTTACTAAATTGTCCAACTCTCGTAATTAAAGTTGTGATTTCTTTAAACGTCATATTCTGAATTTCATCCGCCACGATTACTTTGGCATTCCAGTTTATACCTCTTAGGAAATTGATAGGTTGACCCGTTATCCTACCTTCTTTTAATAACATATCTATTTCGTTGTTAGGTAACAACTCTTCCAACTTATCTGTAAGTGCTTGTAGGTAAACAGAAACCTTCTGATCAATATCTCCTTTCAAATACCCCAAGTGACTGTCCGATGACTCAACAATACTTCTCAAATAAATTAAATCACTTACTTTCTTCTCATTTAACAGTTGTAATGCGGCCATTATAGCACAGAAAGTTTTGGAACTACCGGCACTTCCCCGAATAAAAATCATCTTACATTCTTTAGAATTAATCAACTTCAACAATTCTTTTTGTTTATCGGTTAAATCGGGTCTTACACGAATATGCAATTCTGATTTTAGTTTTCCTTTTTGATAGACGATGGGGCTTGTATCTTTAATATATTCTTGTTCATTTGAATTGTCGGTATTTTGTTTATGGTTATTTTTTTTATATTTTTTGCTCATAATTTATTTTTTAATTGTTTCCGAAGTTCTTCTATTTTAGGACAAAATTCAAATAATTTGGATTGTTGATAATATTCGTAGATATGGGCTAAGTTAGCATCAAATTCTTTTTCATGTAAAGTGACAATAAAATTGGATGATTTAAAGGAAAATAATTCAACGACTGCCAATTTATTTTTTAATGCATATTCGATAGATTTTACAGTATGCCACATCATATCTTGTCGGAAGGTGGATATGAATTTTTCCATTTCGGCATTGTCCGATGGTAAAACATAAGTTTCATTTTCTTCTAACAATGGTTTCTTCGCCATAGTAATAACTATAACTCTCAAGTCGTAAAAACAAAAAAACCGAAAAATAAATTTCGGTTATGTTATTATTTTATTTAAACTACCAAATCCGATGTTTCTTCGAATCGTATTGAACGAGTTCCACTTTTTCTCCCCATGAATGATTTTTTGAAACTTTAGTCCAGAATTTCATTTCATTCAATGCCATTTTATCTGCCGGATAGGAATATTCCTTATCGGATACTCGATATCCATCTCTTGTTACAACATAGCGATCTGATATTACTTTATCAATATCGGCTTTATTTTCAATGGTTAAGTTGTTTTCAAACATTGGTTCAACACTTTTCTTGGGAGTCGTCGAATTTAACTCTTTATTTTTTTCTTTTTTCATTTTTTTATGTGTCTTTTTTTAATTCAGACAATATGAAGTTGGCAAGTTCTAGAGCACGTTCGTCAGTTGCGATAATGCTGTCAGCCCAAGGATTGCCCGTCCTTAAAATTCTCCAGCACCATCGAAATCTTTCTTTCCATCTTTTAATATTTCCATTACATGTATAATACCATATAGAAAAATTAAATCCTTTATCGTGTTCGTCAAAATAATATCTTTCCGTTTGTAACATATGCGATGAACAATCGCATTTAGTAAATATTGAACTAGTAAATTCTTTTTTATTCATTGGTAGTATTATAACAGATGCCGGAATGATTGTCAATGGAAAAAGAAATCACATATATTTTCTAACGTAAAAAGCTGAGACACGCCGCACTAAAATCA